AAGCCTACGACAGCGCAACGGTGGAAGCCTACGGCAGCGCAACGGTGGAAGCCTACGACAGCGCAACGGTGAAAGCCTACGACAGCGCAACGGTGGAAGCCTACGGCAGCGCAACGGTGGAAGCCTACGACAGCGCAACGGTGGAAGCCTACGGCAGCGCAACGGTGGAAGCCTACGGCAGCGCAACGGTGGAAGCCTACGGCGATTCTTATGTAGAGGATTGTATAGGGAATATACGTCCCCAGTCAGATTACGCCATAGTTAAGGACTATTATAGCCACAAGATATATATCAAAAAAGGGAAATTTGAAATTATTGAAGTATAAGATAGTTGGTGGTATGGCGGAACAATGAGAGACGCTAATTGAGTACGGTTAATCGTAAAGTGAAATTCTTTGCTAAGTGTTAGATAGGTTGAAACTAAAACCTGACAATCCGTATCAATCCTATCATGCAGGTGCAAGTCCTGCTACCACCACAAACTAAAATTATAAACAATGCCATACTACATAAAAAGAGCCAAGGCTAAGAAGAAAGACAAGCCTTTACCTCTGTTTGATAAAGTAGGGGTAACAGTAAAGAAGAAGCCGGATTTGAAAGCTAAACTCGACAAAGAGTTTTCTCTTTTCATCCGGCTTCGTGATGCAATGCCAAACGGGTATTTTAGATGTATCTCGTGCGGACAGATAAAGCCTTTTACACAAGCAGACTGCGGGCACTATTTCAGTCGTACACACCTGGCAACACGTTTCGATGAAAATAACTGCCATGCTGAGTGCCGTCACTGCAACAGGTTCAAAGCCGACCATTTGGAAGGCTATCGGGTGAATCTAATTGCTAAAATCGGTCAACAGAAGTTTGATTTGCTGAAAGTCAAAGTTGCCAGCACTTCCAAAATGACTGATTTTGAGTACGAACAGCTAATCAAGTATTACAAGGTCCTTAATAAGAAATTACGAAAGGAGAAAGGATTATGAGAACAATTAAATTTAGAGGTAAACGCATCAAGGACGGCAAATGGATATATGGAAATATTGCCAATTATTCTTCTAACTTTTGCTCGTTAAACATTAACAAACTTGTAATCTTTGAGAATATAGCAAGTTTTACAACAGATAACTTCGGATTTGTTGTAAATGATTGTGAAGTTGCCAACAACACAGTCGGGCAGTTTACAGGACTGATTGATAGGAACGGCAAAGAGATTTATGAAGGTGATATTGTACAACTAGACTATATTACAACGAGTGGAAAACACCGCATAGGACTTTCATTTGAGGTTAAATGGTGTACCCAAGAAGGATGCTGGGTCGGATGGGATGGCTTTGTAGAAAACACTCTTCAACAGACACGCAAAATGTTTGTAGTTAAAGGTAATATCCATGACAATCCCGAACTATTGAAAGGAGAAGCAGAATGACTTACCAACTACGTGATTACCAACAGAAAGCTTCTGATGCTGCTGTTTCTTTCTTCAACAACAAGGCGAAGAAAACAAATGCCATTATGGTGTTACCTACGGGCAGCGGAAAGTCGCTTATCATAGCGGATATAGCCGCAAGGCTTGACGGTCATACCTTGGTGTTCCAGCCCTCGAAGGAAATACTCGAACAGAATTTCAAGAAACTCTGTTCATACGGCATTCTTGATTGCAGTATCTATTCAGCATCCTTTAACTCAAAGGAGATAAGCCGGATAACATTTGCCACCATCGGCAGTGTGAAGAATCATCCCGAACTGTTTACCCACTTCAAGAACATCATTGTGGATGAATGTCATCTTGTAAACCCCAAAGAGGGAATGTACAAGGATTTTTTTGATGCAGTGAAGTGTAAGGTTCTTGGACTGACAGCAACGCCATACCGTTTAAGCTCCAGCCGTGATTTCGGCTCCATGCTGAAATTTATCACTCGGACAAAACCTCATGTCTTTTCAGAGGTCATTTATCATGTACAGGTATCAACCCTATTAGATATGGGCTACTTGGCGAAGTTGGATTACTATTCAATGAATCCTTCAGGGTGGAACGAACTCAATTTGAAGGTAAATACCACTGGTGCCGACTACACAGATAAGTCAGTCCAAAGAGAATATGAACGAATTGACTTCTACGGTTATCTCGTTCATATCGTCCAAAGGCTGATGAATCCCAAAGCAGGTGGTAAGAGAAAAGGCATTTTAGTATTTACCAAGTTCTTGAAAGAAGCCGAACAGCTTACGTGGTCCATTCCCGGATGCGCTATTGTTTCGGGTGATACTCCCAAATCTACTCGTGAAAGAATCCTTGCTGCGTTCAAATCTGGTGAAATCCCGGTCGTTGCCAATGTCGGAGTTCTGACTACTGGTTTTGATTATCCCGAGCTTGATACGGTTGTTATGGCCCGTCCTACGATGTCACTTGCTATGTGGTATCAGATAGTTGGTCGGGCTATTCGTCCACATCCTCAGAAAGAGGTTGGATGGATTGTAGATTTATGTGGAAACATCAAACGCTTCGGTGAAGTATCTGATTTAAGGCTTGTTGATGGAAGCAATGGCAAATGGGCCGTTTACTCCAAAGGTAGACAACTAACTAATGTGAGATTCTAATATGAAAAGTATAAAAGAAGTAATTAAGGACATTGAGCATATTCCAAAGTATCCCCAAAGTGGAGAATATAATCTGTATTACCTAATAAAATGTTTGTATGGCACGTATACGAACCATTAAGCCAGAATTTTGGGAAGATACAAAAATAGGGCGTATAACAAGGGATGCAAGACTAATTTTAATATTTCTATGGTATTCATCTGATAATGACAACAAGTCTAACTACACATTAGATTTTGTAAAAAAGGGAGCTAATTTGCACAGGTACGGAAAAATTATTCATGAGAAAGTCATACAAGAATTATCAGATAATGGATTAGTCGAAATATTAGATAGCAAATATCTAAAGTTAATACCAAGAAATATTCTAGGTATAAGGCGTTCAGATAGATTCGATGTACAAGACTGGGGAGAGTGGAAGAAAATTAGTGAGATTGTCTTTAAAAGGGATAATTATACTTGTTTCTATTGCGGACGGTCTGATTGTAAAATGGAGATAGACCATTTATTGCCTGTATCAAGAGGCGGAAGTGATAATATTTCTAATTTGGTTACTTCATGCAGAAGATGCAATGCGCAGAAGCATGATAAAACTTTAGACGAATTTTTGGAATGGAGGAAATGCAATGAGAGATAGTTTTATTTTTTATAGAAGTTTCTATGAAGCAATAAAGGATCTGCCGAGAGATATTCAGGGTGAGATTTACACGGCTATAATGGAGTATAGCCTATATGGTAATGAAGCTGAGAATCTAAAGCCGGTCGCTCGTAGTATCTTCACTTTGATAAAACCTCAAATTGATGTCAATAACAAACGTTTTGACAATGGATGTAAGGGTGGAAGACCAAAAAACGATAACCAAGAAGAAACCAAGCCAAAACCAAACGATAACCAAGAAGAAACCAAGCCAAAACCAAACGATAACCAAGAAGAAACCAAGCCAAAACCTAATTATAATGATAATAAGAATAAGAATGTAAATGAATATATCCCCCCTATAATCCCCCAAGGGGATGTAGCACATTCAGACGAGCATCATGAAACGATAGATTATAATGCTCTTATGAATATATTCAATAGGATGTTTGAAAACAAACTCCCTAGAATATCATCTATGACGGATAAGAGGAAGAAATCTGTAAAAGCAAGGGCTTCCGAACACGGGAAAACATCAATAATGGATGTTTTCAACAACGTGGCCCAGTCTGCATTTCTTCTAGGACGCAATAACCAAAATTGGAGATGTGATTTTGATTGGATATTTAAACCGACAAATTTCATAAAAATATTGGAAGGAAACTATAATGGGACAAGACTTAGTAAAAATCAACAGGATAGCGAGCAGCGAAAACGTGATTCAGTTCTTGCAGTCGCTACAACCGTCAGAGAAGCTGCCGCAAAAAAGAGAAAGGAACTTGAAGCAGAAGGCGTTATTGAATAAATATCCTGATCCTGCACAATTTATTCTTGATTACAACCCTGATTTGCAATTCAAACTTGTCAGATGTAATGCAACTCATTCAGAACTGGCATTGAATGACAGTATTCCAAGCTTAGGGTTATTGTCTTCCACTTACGGAGATGAAACCCCGATAGAATGGCTAAAGATACAGTTTGGTTCACTGAACGACTTTGCGGAGGTATCGACTAAGATAACAAAAGAACAACTCTCTGAACTATCAGAGATATTTCTTTCGGAGTATTACTACATCAATACCGCTGAGATTTGCTTTTTTATTGCACGATTCAAGGCTGGCAAGTATGGAAGATTTTACGGAGCAATAGACCCCATGAAAATAACAAGTGCGATGTTAGACTACATATCCGAACGAAGAAAGGATATTGAGCGTAAAGAAAGGGAAGAATACAGAATGCAGCGTGAGAAAGAGATAGAAGAACGTGGGAATAACAGGATCTCTTATGCTGAATATCAAGAATTGAAACGCCGGGCGAAATCCGGAGATGAAAAAGCCAGAAAAATGCTAATGTTCTCATGAAAGTAACTATCTACTGGGAGAACAAGTCTACTCCTGTTATCCGTAAGAGAATCTGTGATCGATTTGGCATTCCTCACTATATATCTGTCAATGGTGAGACTCAGGCAGAAATAAGCGAAGAGGATATACCGGATCTGATGGAGTTGGTTAAACGAGGCTTTATAAGCTTAAGAAATAAATAAAATCATGTTAGTAGGAACAACAAATCTTAATACGACGCTCAACCTAACCTATGTGTTGACCGATGTCGTAGAAACGCTTCTCTACGATTTGAGAAGTGAAATGGGAAAACAAGGCTATGAATTGCGTCATGATGCAAAACGCAACTTCAACACTGCGATTTCCGCCATCCGAAGGCTAAAACAGGACGTTGACAAAACGCAATTATCCACACAGGAAAATTTTGGAAATGACTCGGATTGTCTTCTTGCCTTCATCCGGCTATTGGTAGACCGTTGCGGTGATGATGACAAGAAGATGTTTGAGTTTTATAATTATATCAAACGGTATCCGTCTCAACTCGGTTTGGAGCTGTCTGATGAAAAGTGTGTGTTTGCGCATGTTTTTGAGAATAAATAACCATCAAAACTTAGTAAAATGGATCCAAGAATACTTCTTCGTTTGGCTGCAATGTTTGTCTTTATTGCTTCGATTGTGGCTAACTTTCGAGACAGGGACGATTCAACCCTGATGTCCTTATTATTAAATATTATTGGGTGGTTGATATTGATTTATAGTAAATTATAAACGTTTAAAACTGATCAATAATGATCAATAAAAGAAAGAAATGAGCGTATGACAAAGGAAGAAGCTATACAAGCAATGAAAAATGGTAGAAAAGTTAGACATTACTATTTTAGCAAAGAAGAATGGATGACAATGAATAGTGACGGGATGGTAGTGCTTGAAGATGGAGTAATTTGTACCCTTGAAGATATCTATAGATGGCGAACATCAAAGGATTGGGAGGATGGATATGAAGTAATTAACGAATAGCTGATAAGAAATGAGTGAATTATATATACCTATTGAACGCCCTACGAGGAACTTAATTACTGGTAAGTTTTTAAAAGGTCACATTCCTCACAATAAGGGGAAAAAGATTTCAGATTACATGGACTTAGATAAAGCCGAAAAGATAAAACGAATCGGAACGAAGAATCTTGTACGAACCTGTCGGATAGCGGGATGGAATGCAAAGCCTGTTGTTGCGATTGAAAAAGACAAACTTGTGGGCGTTTATCATTCAGCCTGCGAGGCTGGTAGAAGAAATGGAATATGTGTACAGAATATAGTTAGCTGTTGTTTCGGCAAGCGTAAACATGCTGGTGGGTATCAATGGTTTTGGGAAAACGATAATACTTGGTGTGATTTAGTTAACATGGAGAAATAAATATATATTATGATTTATGGATACATTAGAGTAAGTAGTGATAAACAAACTGTAGAAAACCAACGTTTTGAGATAAGTAATTTTTGTAAAATTAATGAGTTAACAATTGACGATTGGATAGAAGAAACTATCAGTGGAACGAAAAATTACACAAAACGACAGCTTGGACGTTTACTACGTAAAGTACGCAAAGATGATATTATCATCTGTAGTGAACTTTCACGTCTTGGACGTAATCTCTTTATGATTATGGAAATCTTGAATATCTGTATGACAAAGGGATGCAAAGTGTGGACAATTAAAGATAACTATCGACTTGGGGAAGATATACAAAGTAAAGTTCTTGCCTTTGCTTTCGGATTGTCAGCTGAGATTGAACGTAATCTTATCAGTCAACGTACAAAAGAGGCATTAGCTAGAAAAAAAGCAGAAGGGGCAATGCTCGGTCATCGTCGTGGCTTTCGCTGTAGACTTAATCCCAAATGTGCCAACAAACATGATTATATTGTAAAAGAAATGTCCAAAGGAACAGAAAAAACTTTTATAGCTAAGAAATTGAAAGTGTCAAAGGGAACATTATATCGTTATCTTGTTTACACAGGTATTCATTTCCCAGCCAATTGCCAACAAGAGGGATGGAAAAATCATAGTATCTATCATTGATTATCATGTACTACAAACATTATATTAAAAAAAATAGACAGTAATGGAGGGATATTACGAAATAAAAGAGAAGCATCCAGACTACCTATTAATTTTCAGGAAAGCAGATTTTTGTGAAATGTATGAGAATGATGCAACAATAGCTTCTAAGGTTTTGAACATTGACATCAAAAAACACATCTGCGGGGATAGCCAAACGCTTATGATGATACGTTTCCCGTGCAATGAACTTGATAATTACCTAACAAAACTGATACTTTCCGGAATTCGGTTAGCTCTCTGCGAGTAGACCTGACTTTGAAAAAGAGTTCGTTGATACTATGAGTCAAATTTAGCTAATAACAATAAAGAAATGAATACTATAGACCTGCTATACATTGATTTATTCTGTGGAGCTGGTGGAACCTCTACAGGTGTTGAATCTGCCCGAATAAATGGAGAACAATGTGCAAAAGTAATTGCCTGTGTCAATCATGACGCCAATGCCATTGCCAGTCATGCGGCTAACCATCCGGAGGCGATGCACTTCACAGAAGACATTCGAACACTTGAGCTTTCTCCACTGGTTACACACGTACAACGGATGAAGCAATTATATCCGGAAGCTCGCTTGGTACTTTGGGCATCTTTAGAGTGTACGAACTTCTCAAAAGCCAAAGGTGGCCAGCCTCGGGATGCAGACAGCCGGACACTGGCTGAACATCTTTTTCGTTATATCGAATCCCTTAACCCAGATTATATCCAGATTGAAAATGTAGAAGAGTTCATGTCATGGGGCCCGATGGATGAGAATGGTAGGCCAATCTCCATGAACAAAGGAGAAGAAATCATGGGATTTCCAAAAGACTATAGACTGATCGGTACACAAGCCGAACAGAAGAAGTTTATTGGGAATGCGGTAGAGGTGACGATGGCACGAGTTCTCTGCGAAGCTGTCGGCAGGAAACTACGAGAATTAAGAAAAGTGGCAGCATAGTTTAATTCAAATCAATAAAGAAATGAGCGAACTTTATATACCCGTTGAACGCCCTACGAGGAATCCTATAAACGGCAGATTTTTGAAAGGGCACACTCCTTTTAATAAGGGCAAAAAATGGTCTGATTACATGGACATGCGTAAAGCTAAGAGGATAAAACGAATCGGAGAGAAGAATCTTGTGCGAAATTATCGGATAGCTGGGTGGAATGCGCGTCCCGTTGTTGCCATTGAAGGCAGGAAGATAGCAGGTATTTACCCTTCGGCAAGTGAGGCCGGCAGAAAAACCGGAATATGCGGGCGTAATATAATAAGCTGTTGCTCCGGTAAGCGTAAGCGCGCCGGTGGATACCGATGGTTTTGGGAGAGTGATAATACTTGGTGTAATTTAATTTAGTCAATCATGGAGAAAACAAGTCATTTTAAAGTAGGCGAGTGGGCGAAATTCCGTAACGAGTTTCAACGGCTATTACCTGATTTACCGATTATAGATTTACACGATGCCTTAATGTCGATGTTAAACGGGCATATCACGATTGATATAATTGCTTTTGGGAAACGGCTTGAAAAGATGTATCCCGATGATTGGGAACGTATGTCCATGAAAGAGATAGTAATCACACATTACGGCGTTAAAGCCATGCAATTAATAGAATCGGCATTATGATATATGGATATTTAAGGGTAAGTACGGATGATCAGGATTCCAATAATCAAAAGTTAGGGGTTTGTAAAAAAGCGGAGTCATTAGGATTGTCAATCGATGATTGGATTGTCGACGATGGCATATCCGGTACAAAAGAGCCTGAGAAGCGGTTATTGGGTAAACTGATGAATAAATTACAAAGAGGTGATGTGATAATAACATCCGAACTTTCTCGCCTTGGCAGAAAGTTGTTCATGATAATGCGAATATTAGAATTCTGTATGCTACATGAGGTTAAAGTCTACACTGTAAAGGATGGTTATGAGCTTGGCGATAATATACAGAGTAAAGTTCTTGCTTTCGCTTTTGGAATTGCTGCTGAGATCGAACGTGACATGATTAGCCAGCGTACTAAAGAAGCGTTAGCCAGGAAAAGGTTGGAAGGTGTAATACTTGGGCGTCCTAAAGGGCGGAAAAGTTCTCCTGATAAATATAAACTGTATAGGAAAAAAGAGTTAGTTAAAGGGCTTCTGAATGAAGGCATATCACAACGTAAGATAGCCAAGATATGCAAAGTTGACCGGAATACTCTTGCCAGATTTTTAAAAAGTGATTTAAGTAATTAACGTATAACAGATTAGGATATGAATTAAATTAATGTAAGATTTACCAGACATGAAGGAACCACATACAGGCATTGGGATATGCCATTGCCGCCAATGTCGAATGGATAAGAAGCATTGCAGTTCTAAAAAAAGAAAGTTTGAGAAACGGGCTATAAATAAGTTCCGTCGGAAACAATTGAAATTAGATGAAATAATAAAATGCAATCGTTTTGGAAAATATTGGGCTTGATCCCAATGCTTTCCGATTTTAAAAAAGAAAGGGTCTAATTATGAAACAGACATTAGAAGAAGCCGAGAAAGAATATTGCGAAAAGAATTATCCGTATTCAGATTTGAATATAAGGTTGCTGGTGGAAAATGCGTTTGAAGCTGGTGCTGAATGGCAATCAAATCAATCACCTTGGATAAGTGTGAAAGAGAAGGCTGGTTGCGATTCATCGAATGATTGTATTGTAATGGATAGTGATGGTGAGGTATTTAGAGCATGTTTCATCAGAAACAAGTGGCTGAAATATAATCGCGGGTATTATGTGATAGACAATGTGACTCACTGGATGCCTATCCCTTCTTTCGATGAAATACTGGAAGCTAATAGGGATGTATTAGAACGGATTAAAGAGAAAGGAGATTAAATATGAAAGCAAGAGTAAAATCAACAGGGGTTCTAATAGATGTAATTCCGAAAATAAATACCAATGCGTTACATAGTGGAGATAACCTATATGTATGTGATAATATGGTATTCAGAGAGTGTGAACTTGACTTTTTAAATATTGGAAATTCAGCTATTGATTGGGAACAGAGGCGTTATGAAATAGCGAAATCCGCTATGCAAGGGATTTTATGCGCTCCTATTGTTGAGGGAGTAGATCCTAATCCAACACCTTGGGAACTGGCAAGGATGGCAGTAAGAAACGCTGATGCTCTTATTAAAGAATTAAAGAAAGGAGAATAACCATGACCGAAGAACTTGTAACATTAGAAACAGCAAAGATGCTGAAAGAGAAAGGATTTGACGAGCCATGTTCGATAGCTGTTAATATTGAAGATGGTAGACAATATGGTACTAGTAGAACAAATAGCGAGTTACCAATAAAAGTATGTTCCCATCCTACTCAATCCGCTGCCCAAAAGTGGTTGCGTGACACTAAATGCCTCCATATTGAAATAGGCTATATGTATGGAGGCTATTGGCTTTACGGTATTCTGAGAATACCTACCCATGATCTGATAGGATTGGAGGATAGAGACTCTGTTCGTTACAACACCTACGAAGAAGCACTTGAAGCAGGAATACAGGAAGCATTAAAACTTATGTGATTATGGAAAATATCAATTTGAATAAATGGCGCGACCGTGCTTATAAGACCGCTTGCGAGCACGGTTTCCATGATAAGGAGCTGAGTAAAGAACACTGCCTTTGCCTTGTCATTTCTGAGCTTATGGAAGCTGTGGAAGCGGACCGAAAAGATAGATTAGGAAAAAATTGTAAACGTCGTTTTGAAATGGAATACAATCGTTATCCTGCATTAGTAGAGGAAGAAAAACGATTTAAGTGCTCGTTTGAAAATAATGTAAAAGATTCACTTCCCGATGAACTTGCCGATGCTGCTATACGACTGTTAGATCTATGCGGGCTACGTAGAATTGAGTTAGAAAATGATTGTCTGCATGATGAAGTGCTTGAAGAATATTCGCATATATTCATTAACAAAACATTCACAGAGTCCATTTTCAATATTACTAAAAATCTTATTGATAGAGATATATCCTACTCTCTAATTAAGATTTTCGGGCTTGCTAAGCATCTTGATATTGATTTGCTCTGGCATATTGAACAGAAACAAAGATATAATGAATTAAGACCTATGTTGAACGGGAAAAGATATTAATCATGAACAGAGAAATAATATTCAGAGGGAAAAGCACAAATAATGGTAAATGGGTGTATGCAAAATTACATGGGTTTGGCATGGACTTATTTAATGAGTGTGTACAGGAGAATACTGTTGGGCAGTTCACCGGCTTGCATGACAAGAACGGAAAAGAAATATACGAAGGTGATATTGTTGAACGAATAGTTACAAATGGATACGGTTTTGGTTTTATAGGTGAAGTGGGCTTTGATAATGGAGTTTTTGGTATAAAACATAAGACTTATAAAGGTTACATTGTATCCAGTTTTGTATATTCTTCGGATTGGAATGATGGTCATGCGCACGGAACTGTTTTATATGAATATGAACTAAAAGGAAATATCTACGATAATCCAGAGTTAATCAAGGAGGAATTATGAAAAAGATACTTTTTAATGATAAATTTGGACTTACACAGGCTGTTCTTGACGGTCGGAAGACGATGACGAGAAGGGCAATAACTTGTCCGAGAACCTTTAGAGGTGAATGGGTTGCAGGATTCAATGTGCATATCCAGCAATCTGACAGGAAAATAGTTGATTATCCTTGTATGTACGATGCAGACGAAAGGGAATTTGATGGGGGCCAAATACTTCCAAAATACAAAGTAGGCGAAGTGGTTGCTATTGCGCAATGCTATATGGATATTGACCAGTTTCACCGAAATGGTAAAAATGCAGCTTATTTAGAACTGTTACCTGGACTGAAATTATATCCAGGATGGGGTAACAAAATGTTTGTTAGATCTGATCTAATGCTACATCATATCCGTATTACTGATATCAAAGTCGAGCGCCTAAAGGGTATATCTGATACAGATTGCTTACGTGAGGGAATAGTGAAGGGGCAATGCGGCTCAAAAGAAACACATTTCTTGGATGCTTATTATCTGCCTGTTTCCGACCAACCATATTGTACTCCGCAAGAAGCTTTTTCCGTATTAATAGACAAAATTTCTGGTAGAGGTACATGGGAGTCTAATCCCTACGTATGGGTATATGAGTTTGAATTGGTTGATTAATTGCTTGTTATTTAGTAAGTTAAACAAAGTTTAAGTAAAAGTTTTTAGATTGTTTTATTTTGGTTAACTCGTTGATAATGACTATCTCAACAGAATATTAGAGTCAGCTGATTTTGAGGTAAATTTTGAAGAAGACAATTACGATTCTGGTGCTCGTGATGCAACATTGGATGTTACCGAGAGGGCTTTCGTTTCCGGAGCCGAATGGCAGGCAAAGCAATCACATTGGATAAGCGTTAAGGAACTGTTGCCGGAAGAGGATGGGTGTTACTTTGTTACTGACGGTGATGTCGTTGAGAAAGTTTATTTTTTTAAAAGATGGAATAAGTTTGTATCAACTAGGGATTATCCTCATCTATTTTACGATGAAGGCGTAATAAAAGCCTGGTTACCTATTCCGTCTTTTGATGAGATACTCGAAGCCAACAGAGATGTACTGGAACGAATTAAAGAGAAAGGAGATTGATATGGGATTTACAACACCCTGTTTTATTAGAAAAAATACGGAGGAACTTCGTAAGAGATTAGAAGAATTGGGGTATATCAAAAATTCTCCTGTCTGGACAGATGATTGCCATATAATATGGGCTTATCAATATTCCCATGAAAAGGGTTTTGACATTCCTCATTATGTGATGGCAAATGCTTTTGATATTCCTTTTGATAAACATAGCCTCTTATGCGGGAAATTTATTGATTGTGGAGTCGAAGAGGATTTGTTTCTTGCTATAGCCGCATTGAGGGACGATAGTAACTACATGCAGTGGTTTATAACAGATTCCCCTCTTAGCGTTTCTTATGACGATTCTATTGGTAACGATCATTATTTCACAGAACCCAAGGCAGTATGTTCTTTTGGGATGAAAATTGGAATCATGCCACTATTATTTCAGGAAGTTATCACAAGGCTACAGTAGAAGAACTTATTAATCATTTTAAATAAAAGGAAGAAAAATGAATAGAGATCATAATAAATCCCTTTACATGAAAAGGCTATTGAAATTGCAACATTTTAATAAACTCATAATAAGTGAAGTTGCAGACCTGGGTTATTGTAACGGATATAATACTGTTCTTGATGCAGCTGAAAAGGTTTTGAGTGAGGAGGATTATTTCAAGATTGTGAAGCAATTAGAAAAGGAGGAATAACGATGAAAGGAAAGATATATAAAATAACTATATGCCAGATATCGTTTATGATAGGATGGTTCCCACATGCGGATAAATGGTACCACAAACTACAGATTATCTATTAATCAAGTTTTTATATTAGGAGAAAAATAATTATATTTGTAATGTGTATTATGTTATACATAACTCAGACTAACGAAAAGACATGAAGCTAAGACCTAAACAAGAAAAATTCTGTAATCTTTATATTGAGACCAGTAATGCTTCTGAAGCATATAGAAAGGTATATTCGTGCAAAGGCTCCAGTGATAAAACTGTATGGGAGGCAGCATCTAAGTTGGTTTCAAAGCTGTCTCCCAGAATACAGGAGCTCCAAAGTGAATTAAGAAAGAAGTCAAATATTACTAAGGATCGCGTACTTGAGGAATTGCGGTGTATTGCATTTGCTGATATCCGTGATTTCCTGAGTATAAGAAATGGTATGGTGATATTTAAAGATTCATCCGAATGGACTGAAGAAATGGCGCGTGCAGTAGAAAGTGTTAAAGTTACCAAGGAGGGGATTGAATTAAAGTTGAATGGTAAGAGTTGGAGCATATCTCGTATTTGCAAGATGCTGGGATATGATGAACCGACAGAAGTTAATATAAAACAAATGTTGCTTGACATTGATACGGGGACGGGGGATTAATGGAAAAGGTATCTATTAGTTATAGAAAGTTTAATCCAAATTTTCATCATCTTAGGGAAGCTATGAAAGATGATGATATAAGGTTTATCTTCCTCTATGGAGGTTCTTCATCGGCAAAGTCTTTTTCTGTAGCTCAGGCTATGTTGATAGAATGTCTTTCAGGGGGTAATAATACGCTTGTATTTAGAAAAGTAGGTTCTTCTATTGCTGATAGTATTTATAAGACTTTTCAGGAGGCGGTAAGGTCCCTTGGAGTATATAGACTATTCTCGTTTAGAAAGAATAAGATTATTTGTTTTAACGGGTCCTACATAACATTTAAGGGATTGGATGATTCTGAGAAAATAAAAGGATTGGAGAGTTATAAATATGTTGTCTGTGAAGAATTGTCAGATTTTAAAGAAGAAGATTTCAAACAGATAAAGAAGCGTCTTAGAGGCCGGAAAGGACAGAAAATCATTTCAATGTTTAATCCAATTGAGGAAGAGTGTTGGATTAAAAAAAATGTATTTGATAAAGAGCAGTTAAAAGAAGAGTCAAATGACTTGTATGGTATATTGAGAGACAATGAAACAAAGAAGATTCTTCCTAAAGAATTCTCAATGATTGCTAGAAAATGGAAAAATACAGAAAGGCTTTTGAGAAATCCTAGAACGGGAATTGAGGAAGTTCATGCTCCGGATACAGTTATAATGCAATCAACTTACCTCAATAATTTTTGGGTAGTTGGCAGTCCGGACGGGCAATATGGATTTTATGACCGGCAGGCGGTTGCTGATTTTGATAAGGATAGGACAAGAGATTATAATTACTATCGTATATATGCGCTTGGGGAATGGGGTAAAATAAAGACAGGTGGAGAGTTTTTGCATGCATTTGATTCTGGTAAGCATAAGAAGATATGTCCTGTAACAGAAGGAATTCCTTTGCATATTTCTGTTGATAATAATGTTCTCCCATATATCAGTGTATCAATATGGCAAAATGAAGAATTGGAGTTAAGGCAAGTTCATGAAATCTGTGCTGAAGATCCGTTTAATACAGTAACTAAAGCAGCCGAGTTGACACGTACATGGCTGGAAGGAATCGGATATAACGATGTGGTATATTTGCATGGAGATGCGAGTACCAGAAGCGGAAATACTATTGATGATGAAAAGAGATCTTTTCTGGATAAATTTATAGATGTGTTGGAAGAAACTTTTCGGGTGGTTGATATGGTCCCTAAAAAGAACCCTCCTGTTGCTATGTCGGGAGAGTTTGTGAATGCTTTATTAGAGGGTTTCCATGGAATATCTGTGTCTATTGATGAATCATGTAAGAAGTCTATACAAGATTACGAGAATGTAAAGAAAGACACTAATGGAGGAATATTAAAAGCTCGGATTAAGGACAAGATAACAAAACAGAGTTACGAGGAGTTTGGCCATTTAACAGACTGTTTCCGTTATGTGTGTACAGATATATTCCGGGAACAGTTTTTATCATATTCAATGGCTAGGAAGAGAAATACACATAAGAAAGAAAATATGAAATATTATAATGTAGGAATAGCAATAGAAGGAGATTCTATAGTCTATATCATGCCAGATTGCAATGGTAAGTTTATAATGATACATGCAGTCTATGGAACTGAGGTCTTTATCGACGGAGTTTTATTTAGAGATGGATTTGATGCCGGATTAATGGAAGAGAAACTCAAAGAATGGGCACCTGTCAGTACTGTTTTTGAAAGTCATAAATCATATTTCCAATTTGCAAGAGATGTGCGGGAATGGATGGATAATGTGCGGGCTACCAGCTTATATGCGAATATGGACCAAAGAATATCTGCAAATGAAGAATTTATAAAAGAGAGATTTAAATTTAGAAGTGATTATGATGATTATCCTGAATATCTTTCTTTTATGGATTCAGTGATGGATTATAATGGTAAAGAGAGCTATGAAGGGATTAATTGCCTGAGTGCTTTGGCTTCGGTAGTTGCAAGAACAATTAGGAATAATCAGTAATTGTTTGATCTGCCGGTTCTCTCTCTACTCTCAGGAAACGTATAAATAGGATATATCCCTTTACACGCTTTCTGAGCCGGTTCACGTCAGAAGTTCCGGCCCCTTATGAACCTTCCTCTTATTAGTTCTGTTCTATATGATAATAGATGTGATTTAGCTGATAATCATGTTGATATTAGTTAAAAACATAGCTTTGGTGGTAAAAATAGTGATGATTTAGCGTGAGATACTGACTGATTGCTTATATTTGCAACATAATAACACTACAATGTAGCGTAATTATATTTATAGATTATGAAAGCTTCTACCTATACACAAAAAACATTGGTAATAGAGAATCCTTCCAAAGGACTATTAGACTTTGTAAATAAGCTGAGAGATAGGAAATTATCTCAGCAGGAAAAATTACGCAATAAAAAGGACTGCACTATAAAAATTAATGCATAAATTTATTAGATGGATATTTCCGTTTTTGTGAGTTTAAAATTAGATGATAAACATGAATGAATTATACGAAAAATCTGATTTAAATATAGATGCAGCTGAAAAATTGTATAATCATTGCCTTTATGATTCAGTATGTCATCCTGCATATTATTCATGTTTACAATTAATGAGTCATAAATTAATTAAAAAAGGAATGTCTCTGTCAGATCAAGCCAGTTTATGTAGTACTAAGTATTTTGGGCATTCACATAAATGTTTAATAGAAGAAACATGTAAACGTCTGAAATTTGACAAGTGTAGGGATGAACAAGATTATCGTAATGGAGTTAAGCAATTAAAGGAAAAAAGAGAGTCTTCCGATTATAAAGAGGAAAGGATTTCGAGGGAAGCAAGTGAAGCTTGTATTAAATTGGCGAAGGAAATAAGACAAAAATTAAATTCAATATAATTATGGATGAAAGAATACAAAAAATCAAGTCATTTTTGAACAAAATGAATGAAAAGTTTCCCATTTTAAAATTTAAATGTGGTTATGCTTTTTCAAACCATCATACTTATATTGTTGAAGTTGAACCATTGTCAGAATTTAGAGACAATGAAGAATATGCCTACCATGAACTGGTTTTCTGTAAAGAATTTGAGTGCTTGCACAATGATTATGATATAATTTTTGTATCAGATGATGGGTTGTGTAAAGTTGACCAAATACTTTTAGAGGTAGGATATGATAATCCTGTACGATATGAAACTAACAATGAAGAAGTATTTTATATACGTTTGGATTGTTGGTTACAAGGGGAAAATTACGCTTTAGCAGCATAAAATATGAAAGAAGTTGAAGTTTATAAATCAGATTTTAGATTAGATAATTATCTAATAAAAGAGTCTTCATTAAAAATAAAAGGTGGAATTGAAAAAGATAATACCTTATCCATTGACATAAATCCTAGTGGAATAAAGAGGAAAGATAAGTTTACTTTGACGCTAGAATTGGAAGTTAAGGATGAGAAAGAACTTTTTTACGCTAAGTTAATAATAGATGCTTATTTTCTATTTAGAGAGAGTATTCCTATGGAAAGATTAGGAGCATTTTTTACGATGAATGCTCCTGCAATTATATTTCCTTATATACGAGGGTATATTTCAATGCTAACATCCTTATCCGGATGTGGTACCGTATTACTTCCAACTTTAAACTTGACTAGTATGGGGGAAAAACTTGCCCAAAATATAAAAGAGGTAAAAGAATAAATGGAAGAGAAGTATAGGCTTTCAAACATAACAGAACTGATCAACTGGGGAAAGCAATTGCTTGTTTCTGGGAAATATCCGAATGAACTCCAATTGGATAAAGCCTCCAAGATAGTAGACTGCAAATACTATATTGAGTCTATGACAATGATGATCGGGGCCCAGTGGGAAAACCCTACATACTATCCGTGCATTGATCAGTTTTACAGGTTTAGGGAGGTAATAGAAAAAATGGATAAGGCAGCCGAGTAAGCTGCCTTTTTGTTCTATTTTTCATGTGGTAAAATTATAACTTCCGTGATTTTTCTGACTAAGTGCCAAAATTTGGTTCTATTTTTAAGATTCTATAAATAAAGGGAGAGTGTGTTTTGCTCTCCCTTCATCATATCTACCGTCCTTTTTTCTCTATTTTCATGAACACATTGCGTCTGCTTTTTGCTTCAGCCTGCTTTGTCCGTTCATTGAGGATAAGTTTGAGTTCATTGAGTTCCTTGTGCATTCTAAGGATATCGTCGGTAAGTGATACGACACGGCTCAGCAATACCATGTCCATATTGGTATATTTTGAAGTTTCCATATAGCTTTTTATTTAGAATTTCATTTAGATTAATTTCGTTTTCTTCGTCGAGATCCCGGGAGCCGTATTGCTCCCGGGGTGTTCATCCCCTAACAGAGATGTTCGCCTGATTGGTAGTCGAAGCATTATATATAATCAATCGTTGTAGAAGAACGATTCTCCTTTCTTCCGTGTGAGCCTGTAACCTGTGTACAGACAAACCAATATTAATATAATCTCTATCATAATTTTGGAATATAGTTGTGGCTGTCGGGCATTTAAACCGACCGCTGATAGTTATGTAATAGATTAGGCGGCTGGATTCACCTCACTCTTTATCTGCTTGATGGCTTTCTTCACGTTCCATTCATTCTCGTACAATGCGATGATGAAACGCACACCTTTGGTAGTCCATACTGTATATACACTTGTTCCTGTCGAACCGTCAGAACGTGTATACTTCTGTGTACGGGTAGCATGAATTCCCCAAGTAGAGAAAGGAGAATATAGTAACCATTGACCGGACTGTTTGTAAAGGATACCAATTTCTTTCATTTTCCTGTGAAGCTTCTCCGCATCCATGCCTATTTGCTTAGCCACCTGTGTGGAGGTAAGCGTGTTGACCGATTGCAAATGGTTATCGTAGTAGTTAACTTTCGGGGCTGCTTGCTTGATTTCCTTCTCTTGTAATTCGATAGTGATTTGCTTTTGTTGGACTTCTAAAGCCAAACGTTCTTTCTCTTCTTCCGATGATACTAATGCTTTCAGTGCCTCTAAGTAGTTTTTCGGAGTTTGAGGTTTGCGTTTCTCCATTTCAAGTGATTCCCATCTATCGATGATTTTTTCACGGAGTATCGCGTCATAACCAGAAGCTAAAATTAAACACCCCTTCTTAGTGAGTTCGAAGCAAGGGAGTTCTTTATATCCTCCTCTTGGCTGAGGCTGCTTGTAGGATGTCTCCACAAAATTGTGGGCAGATACTCCTTGTTTAAGTAAGTTCCTGATGTCTCGTAAAATAGCATCATGTCTTTTCCCTGTAAGTTCCGCAATTTCAAGTGAACTCATTCTATCCGTATCGTGGATTAACGTCGCCATCAAACTACTATTATTTGTTTGATTTTGATTGTTAGGATTACTGTTAAGCATAAACAATAAAAAAGAGGTACTACCATCTTTCCCGCTGCTTAACACATTCCTAACAAATGCTGACATTCCATTACAGTTTGCCACGGGGGTATAGTAATACCTCAAATATTTTAAGTACAAGCATAAAAAATGCTCGCATGATTAATGCAAGCTCCGCTTGCATTTGTTAGGATTATAAATATGTTAAGCACTGCAAAGATAGATATTTTAGTTGAATACAAAAAATAATTCGGATAAAACTTGGTAAGTATGTATCTATTTAATTATTTTGCACAATATTTTTTAATATTAAAATGTTATATTCATGAAACGAACCATTTTATTGTTACTATCTATTGTTTCTGTTCTGTCATTATCTTCTTGCGGTGATGATGACAAACCTGTTGTACAATCTATCGAAATTTCTAAAAGTGAAGCTTCAGTAAAGATTGGTGAGAAAATAACTCTTACTGTCAGCCATTCGCCAGCAGATTTACCCGCTCCCGAATATGAATGGAATTCTTCTGATGAAACAATTGCAACTGTTGAAAATGGAGTTGTTTATGGCAAAGCCGTTGGAGAAGCAACTATATCAGTATCTTCCTTTAATTTAGGGTTAAAAGATATATGTAAGATTACTGTAACTCCAATTGAGGCAACGGGTATCAAACTATCTGAGAATGAAAAGACGATGACTACTGGTGAATCATTCCGTTTGGAGTATACGATAGAACCTGAAAATACTACCAACAAAGAAGTGGAATGGGAGTCTTCGGATAAAACTATAGCAACGGTTAATGCAGATGGCGAGGTTACAGCCGTTTCCGATGGTGAATGTACTATTACAGTCAAAGTCAAAGGAAGTGATACCTCCGCCAAATGTGTTGTTAAAGTGAATCCTATTAAGGTTACAGGAGTTACATTGAATGAAACAACTAAATCTATTGAAGCCGGCGAGTCATTTACTCTGACAGCTACTGTATCTCCTGAAAATGCAAAGGACAAAAGTATCAAATGGTCTTCCAGCGATCCTAATATTGCAAAGGTAGAAGACGGATTGTTGACTGCATTGGCAAAAGGTACATGTAACATAATTGCCACTACTAATGATGGGAACTTTAAAGCTCAGTGTGCTGTGAATGTTTTGCCTCCTTCAGTAAAAGGAGTTCAGTTTACTGAATCCTCTATTAAGATATTGAATGGAGAAAATTACACATTAACATATTCTATTTTGCCTGAAAATGCAGAGAATAAAAATGTAAAATTTAGCAGTTCTGCACCCAACATTGTTTCTGTAGACAATAATGGAAAGGTTACAGCATTGAAGGAAGGCACTTCTACGATAACAATAACTACAGAAGATAGTGGGCATACTGCTACTTGCGAAGTAATATCTACTGGAATTACAGACTTTATTAATTTAAATATTTCTGGGGGATCAGGAGCAGGACTTGTTATTATTAATGGTTATATAACTGGTTCTTTGTATTGCCATATTACGAATACAAGCTCTAAAGAAATATCTCTTACTAAGTTTGAGGTAAAAGATGGATCAACCGGAAATATCGTATTGTACACTGACGAAGCCTCTAAACTGGGATCTCTTAAGGCAGGACAATCAACAAACCTTGGTGGTCAGATGAGGTATGTTTACCTTCCTATATTCACTTGGACATTTACCTATGAGGGTAAAGAGTATCAAGTATCTGAACAATATAAATCTTACTAATATCTTTTTTTCAGGCCGGGATTGCTCCCGGCCTTTTTTATATCTTATCTATTAAATCCTTGAGGTTATTTTCGTTGTCTTTTTCAGCAAAATACATATATAAGTCAGATCCAGAAATATATCCGAGAAAGACATCTATCGTATAATTAGTTACTCCTTCCTCAACCGCTTTCACCTGCTCAACACGTATGTTTCCTTTTTTGGCAACAGCATACCTTGATAAATTACGGGATTCCCTAAATTCCTGGAGTCTTTGCCCCAGGACTTCCCTATAACTGTTCTTATTCATAAGGATATCATTTTTTTAGCTTCTTCACCTCTTAAATGCCAAGCCACAGCTTCATTCGATGTCTTAGCATATTTTTCATATATTGATACTTTGTAATCTATCGCATCAGCAATAGATATACCTTTTGACTCTGCCATTTTTTTGGCGCTATCCAATAAGTCTTGAACCATTTGCTGGTTTACTTCAACTGTTTGTCTTGCATTCATAATCTTAATATTTATTTAGCATTTAAAATTTGATCCGCTTTTTCTTTTCCAAAGTAATTTACCGCTTTTTCGTAGTTGCTTATATAGCCTTTAGCGATTTGAGGATAACTCTTCATCACTTTATTCATTACTGACATAATTTCTTTTTCTGCTATATTTTTTCTTCTGCTCCATGAAGCGACAGATTCATTCAGCACTCTTGTCATAAACCAACCTAAATTATAGAAATTATCCTCTTTAACATTTTCATTAAAGAAATTGATAACCATTTCCCTATTATTTCCTAATACTGATTTTACTTCTGCTGCTGTCATGGCTTTTATTGTTATTACTTTATTTCCTTTTTGATGTTACAAAGATAGTACAAATATTTGTATCTTGCAAGTGTTGCGATACAAATATTTGTATGTTATATAGCATGAAAGCATAAAGGAATAAAAATAACTAACTATATATTCATTGATCAATCATATTCTTTTTAGTCGGTATCTCAGTAAGTAACAGTTACATTTAATTTGTTAATAATATTCTTGTTTTTGTTCGTTTACTTACTTAATTATATTATAAACCAATCTGTTAAATGAAATAAAAATCGTAATTTCTATAGATAAAAAAAGAATGATTTAGGTAAATAATCAATAATATTATCTATATTTGCAGTGGAGAGTATCCACGGCATATAAAGGTATATGCTACCGTAAATCATAAAAGAACGAAAATACATAAAAACGGGAGTGGGTACGCCTTTGGGTGTATCCACTCTTTTTGCATATATGGGTAGCTGGTTTTCAAAAAAGGCAATGAATATGACCGATAAGGTTAATGTGGTTGAGAAGAGAGGTAATGATACATTCTATCTTACCAATCTTTTTGATTCGAAAGGTGCCATCTGGAAGACGGACTTTAACATGTCCCAAGCCATGGATAAAGAAAACGCCTTGTTGTATTGTACTCCGTTCGCTACCGTTATAAGGAAGGTGGGAGCCATGTTTGCAAACGGAAGGGTTTACCTGACAGATTCAGAGGGTAACGATGTCACAGATCCGAAGCTGACCGCCTTGTTTAAGAAACCTAATCCGCTTCAAAATTCCATCGCCTTCTTCTCTCAAATAGAAATGGTTCTCCGGACGTATGGATACTGCCCTATATACACCAATCGTATTTTCAAGAAAGGTATTCCTCGGACGATGTGGATCATCCATCCCATGCATTTCCATCTGACCGGTACCGGGAAATCTCTGGAACAGGTAGATTCGGACGGAATAGTCAAAGAGGCGTACGTTGAGTGCGGGACTGAGAAAAAGGTCCTTAACAAGGAGGAGTATTTTATCATTTACGACAGTGATATCCATATCCCTTGCAATGAAGGTGATGAGATAACGTTCGGTACGGCCGTAGACAGTTTGTCTATTCCTGTTTCTAACTGGATGGCTTCTATGCAGGCAAGTAATTCCCTGATAACGAATGGAGGCCCCAAAGGGATCATTTACAATAACGATAACAGTGAGACAGGTAACGCTTCGCTGAATTCAACCGAACAGGAATCACTTCTTGATAGATTCAAGCGGAAGTACGGGTTGATGAAAAGTCAGTTTCAGATTGCTGTCTCCCGTGCTAAATTGGGATGGATTCCTTTGAATTATAATTCTGACCAGTTGAAACTTCATGAAGAGGATAAGAGATGTACTGAAAAGATAGCCAATGCTATCGGTCTTAACCCGAGCCTTTTTAATGAAAGTAAGTTTGAGAACCAGGAATCGGCTAAACGTGCCGGTTACCAGGACCTGATCATACCTAACTCAGAAATAATAGCGGAGGCTTTTACGGAGAATGTTTGTCCGGAAGGTACAATTATGAAGATAGATTTTTCGCACGTAGAATGTTTGCAGGCGGATAAGAGTAAATCATCGGAGGTTCTGCAACGGGTAATGGACTCCATGATTAAGGGGAAACAGGCCGGTCTTATTACCGGAGACGAGGGAAGAAGCGTATTAGCTGAATATATAGATATTGATCCTGAAAAACCTAAGGGAGATTATGGAAACGAAGAATAAATATAAAGGTAGAATTGGCAAGCAAACTAAGTCCTTTTCGTTTGAGACAAAGGATCTGTCAATTAACAGCGGAAGCCGGAAGATCTCGGGGTATGCTGCCATATTTGGTAATATAGACAAGGCCGGAGATATGCTTATAAAAGGATGCTTCTCAAAAAGTATCCAGGACAGGGGACCGGAAAGTGCGGCCAATGACAAGATTATCTTTCTGTGGATGCATGATATGAGTGAACCCATCGGTCGGTTGACGGCTTTGCGTGAGGATGAAAGGGGATTGTATTTTGAAGCCGTAATTGATGATGTAGAACGTGGTAACCAGGCTTTGACACAGCTTGAATCCGGAACACTGAACCAATTCTCTATTGGATATAGATACGTGTGGGAGAAATGTGAATGGGATGAAGAAAGAGATTGCCTGATCGTAAAAGAGGTTGTCCTTTATGAAATCTCTGCTGTCTCAATCGGTATGAATGGTGAAACGGAGTATCTCGGGTTAAAGTCTGAGGAGGATTACCAGGACCGATATTGTGAATTGGTATCTGACATCGACGTCTTATGTAAAGGACTTAACGTTATAAAACAACAAGAGTTACAAAGGATCATTGCTAAAGCTATGTCACTTGCTTCTGCAAGGCCGGAAAGCAATCCGCCAGCAAAGGAAGCCGACGTACGTGGTAAGAAGTCCATGTTTAATAAATTAAAACTAAAACAGGATTGCTTATGAAATTAGGATTTTTGGACCTTATTGACACAAAAGGAATGTCTGAGGATGACAAAAAAGTATGGGAGAAGATGGACATCGCCTTGGCTGATTCTATCGATAAGGAGATAGGAGAGAAGATCAAGTCTTACCTTAACGATGAACTGAAGATTGAGGATCTGCGTACATTTATTACTGAAGCGGTAAAATCGATCAGCGATTTCAAGAAAGAGAATAGCGAAAGTGCGGTTGACAAGAAAACGTTTGATGAAACCATCAACAGTATCGAGGAAAGCCTTATCCGGATCAAGGCCGCTACGGAAAAGGCCGGGAACGGTGAGATTGCTCTTAAGAGCATCGATAAACAGATTGAGGAACAACTGAAGGACTTTATCACGGTTGAGAAAGGTGCCAAGGTAGTTGACTTGAAAGGGGCGTGTAAAGCATCTGCCGGCTATAAGAAGAGTATTAATCTGGTGTTGGACAGCAAATCTGTTTCTACAGTAACCAGTACAGGCATTGCACCGCATTATAACAATACGGTAGATACTACTCTTTCTGTAGATCCGAAAGCTGAAACAGTTATTCGAAGATACGCAAACGTGGCAAGCATCAGTACGCGTTCGTTGACTTATGCTGAGTTCAAGCCGGGAGAAGGTGATGCCAAATGGGTACCTGAAGGTGGCCTGAAACCTAATATGGATGCAACGCTTTCAGAAAAGAGCATTACTGCCGGTAAGGTTGCGTTGACTGTAAAGCTGACAGAGGAAACATTGACTGATTTACCTCAGTTGGTAGCAGAAATCAGAGCGGAAATCATTAACCGTATCGGTATTACAGAAGAGGAAGGTATTATTTCTGGTACCGGAGCGGACGGACAGATTACAGGTGTATTTAAGGATCTTCCTTCATTCTCGCTTACCGGATTCAAAGTAGCTAAGTCCCCTAATATGTATGATGCCATTGTAGCGGCATATACACAGATTCTTTCTACAAGCAAGATGAATTATCGTCCTAATCTTGTTTTGATGAATCCAATCGATTATGCTATGATGCAGCTTGAGAAGGATGCAAACGGACAATACCTGCGGCCGTTCCGTGCTGGTGATGAACTGATCAGAGGACTTGCGGTGGAAACGTCTACTGCTATCGAGCAGGGTAAGTTCCGTATCGGTGACTTCAATTACCTGAATATTCGCGACCTGGTTCAGTTAACTATTACTTTCGGTTGGGAGAACGACGACTTCACGAAGAACCTTGTGACCATGATCGGTGAAAAACGATTGATGGCCTATGTAAAGGCACAGTATAAGACTGCATTTGTGAGTGATTCATTTGCTACAGTAATGGAGGCTATTTCTCCTTCAGTTGGTGGTTAAACATAAAGTTGGATAAATATGGGAAAAGAGTATAACATGGACCTGCATAAGCAGTACGAGGTTGAGTTCATTAAAGACGTTAACTTCTTTAAGAAAGGGGATAAAACGAGTGTGAATATGCCCCTTGCAAGTAAGTTTTTCAAGGACGGAAAGATCCGGGTGCCGAATAACCTGATGCAGGATGCAAAAGAGCTCGGCTGTGAAGAACTGTTCGTTAAACCGGGTGATAATAAATTAAAAGAGTAGCATATGATAATTGACGGTACATACTTTAAGGGGACAACATCTATAGATGGACTGAACGTGGATACGGGGGCTCCTTCAATTACCCGTACTGCAATGAAGGACTATCTTGACAGTTTCATTGATACGTATGAAAAAGAGTATCTGAAATTGGTGTTGGGAAGGGATATGTGCCGTCAATTCATAAACTACCTGAAGGCAGACGGGGAAGATAAGATTGATAAATGGGAAAGGCTAAAAGAGTTTCTAACCAAGGATGGTAAAAGCCCTATCGCAAATTATGTGTTCTTTTTCTTTGTGAGAAGGAACAATGTGCATGTAAGCGATGTGGGCACAACCAGTTCTGATGATGAAGACCATGCCGATCCCAATGTGGTACTTATTCCGGCATGGAATGAAATGGTTGAGATGAATCATGATTTGCTTGATTTCTTATGCAAGGATGACAGCTATGACGGTTTTTCATTTGACCGCTCAATGCTGGAAGAGATTAATTCGTTTGGCTTATGATAGTAATAACGGATGTATTCAGGGAAATAGTAGAGCGTGTCTCAAAGGAGTATGGCAAACATATCTCGTATATGTTTGGAGACTGGAGCTACATTTCTGACCAGTTGTTAGTTTGGAGCAAATCAAATGATACTGCGAAACTAAAATATCCCGCCATATTCCTTTATTCTCCGATCGAAGAGGACAGGACCGGCGAGAAAGGGAAAATGTCATTGGATATACTCCTTGTCGTAAATACATTGCCTTCATATACCAACGAAGAACGTTCGCGTATATCATTCGCAGAATGTCTCAGACCTATTTACGAGATATTGATCAAGGAGATCGGTAAAGAGCCGGCGTTTGATATAGCTTATGTAAAAAGTATCCCGCACATATATGTTGAGAATTACCGGTACGGCAAAGTAGGAGTGACAGGCCCGGACGGAAAGCCATTCAAAGATTATATCGACGGGATAAATATTAAGAATTTGCAGATCACATTAAAAAAAGAGAAGTGTTATGGCGATAGAATTTAGAGAATGTAAGGGGCAGGAAGACTTTAATACCGGAAGATCGAAGTGTATTCTTGATCCCGGAAAGATTAAAGCGGTAATCCTTATTCCACGTGGTTTTAAAATCCCGAACGGACTGACCGCAGAGAAGATAGAAGAGTTGTGTCATGCGGACCGTCCTAATCGAATTTATCCGATAAAGACGGTTGAAGAATTTGCCCCTACAGGAGGTGAAGCGAATGTGAGTGCAACCGGATATGGAGGTGATAAAGTTACCGGATATTCCGCATATACGGCAGCTCTGACATTGGATAATTATGATGCCAGCCTTAAAGCCAATCTAATGATGGCAAAAGGAGTGGAATTTGACGCGGTAATAGTTGATGAAGACAATGTATTGTTCGGAACCAACCGTGACGCAACCGGTATGAGTGGTATTGCCCTTTCGGGAGTATATCCAAGCGGGCAGGATTGGGATTCTTCCGGTCAGGTCGCTAATCTGATCGTAAACCTTATGTTTAAGGATTATGAAAAGTATATTAAAACAGCGAATGTCATGGCTCTTGACTTTGATGTAGTGGAAGCATTGAAAGGGCTTGTGTTTGTTGACCTGGTGAAAGTGGGAGAGAATAAGTACAAGTTGATTGAGCACTTCGGAGGCCTTAATGTTACGGGGTATTATGCGGACGCTCTTTCCAAGAGTGCCGGAAAATCTTTCGACGGAGGCGTATCAGCAGTATCCTATGCTAATGGTGAGTTGACCGTTACTGCTACAGGCACTCCTTCTTTGAAGAAACCATCGGAGCTCCAGAAGGAAGGCATTATCGGTATTGAGCAGAAAGAGGCGTATGATGCAAGCGTTTAACTTATAAATAGGATATAACATGGTTGTAGAAGGTGTGAACTTCATAGAAAATGAAGTCGTGAAATGGAAACGAAAGGACTTTATCGATACTCACAAAAAGTTATTTTTCCTGGATAGGGAAGAATTTGAAAGGGAAAAGATACTGGGTGATATTTACGACCGGATTAAGGGTTTGATTCCGGATAAAGGTAAACTGATTGATTGACAGTGTGAAGGGGATGGATTTTTATTAGTTCATCCCCTTTTAAATTACATGGGATATGGCAACATTAAGCGATGCGGCTGATAATTTTAAACTGTTTGTTGGAGGACTTGAGAAAGTTGTAAAACACACAATTCAGAGTAATGCTGATTTGGTGCAGGACTTTATCCGGCAACAATTGTATTCAGGGGTGAATGGTCGTGGAAAGCCTTTAAGGCCGACATATCTCAATGACCCTTTTTTTAATTCGAAAGATGCCGGCAGATGGTTTCATAATGCTGAAGGATATATGAAGTGGAAGATGGAAAAGACACCTCCGGCTCCTTCTTATCTGTTCTTGCCACCGCGTGACATGAAAACTCCAAACCTCAAAATTCGGGGTGACTACTACTCGTCTATTACTGCTATCCCCATTAATGACGGATTGAGGATAGAATCTGTCGGGGTCTCTTTCGGGGATGATATTGAAAAGAAATACGGCAGTATAATACTGGCCGTAGGGCCCGAAGCATTGGGGCATTTTATGGTTCATTTTATGAATCCCGCATTACGGGAATATTATGCAAAATTCGGTATACTGTGAGCTGTTGGTGTGATAATAAAAAAAGGATGCAGGATATAGAGAGAGTCCGAAGCCTTGCACGCATAGCTGCCAAGATGGATCACTCTGTGTATGTGCTGTACGAAAGGAAAGACGGAACCTTTGATTTTCTACCGGAAGGTATTGAATTCTATGGAACGTTTGTTGAATTGGTGTTTTATTAGAATAAGAAGTAATAACCATCGTGTGAAGGGGCACGATACAAAATTTTAAATTATGGCGAATGAATTTAAAATAACGGATATTGTTGATAAAAAAGCTTTTGATGAATTAACTAGCCTGATTGCTAAATTTAATGAAACCAAAGAGGCTTATGTGAATCTTACCAAAGATTTGGCAGGAGGTCTCAGAGTAAAACCGGGGGATCTTAAGGAATTAGCGGATAAAACAGAGAAGTATACTAATATAATGAACCAATTAGTTACTACTCAGAATAAACTGTCTGATATACAAGGTAGATACAAGGGTATTTTAAATGATCTAAATAAGAATATGAAAGAATTCTTATCATTGTCATCCTTATCAGGAAAGTTTGATTCTCTCACAAGTGCAATAAATAAGGCTTCTGATGCTTTAAAAATCGCATCTGAAGCTCAAAAGGATAATGCTCAAACTACTCAAAGGCAGGCTCAAGCCATGCAATCCGCAAGTTCATCTATTTCATTGACAAGTAGTGCTTATGCGGAGATTCTAAATACCGTAACTTCTTATGATAATAAAGCAAAAGAACTAAATGAAAGGCTGTCTGCTAATAAAATCAGGCTTGATGAAATAAGGAGAGAGCTATCTGAACTATCAAAAGAACTATCTAAGGGTATAATAAGCCAACAAGAATATTTGAATAAAGTATCAGATCTTACAATTAAAGAACGAGATCTTGTACAGCAGAATAAACAGTATACATCTCTTCTGAATGCACATTCAAAAGCCATGGTTTCTACATCCGGGAGCTATAATGAAATGAGCGCAGCAGTAGTACAATTAGAAAATAGATTTAGAAATTTGTCTGAAGCTCAAAGACAAGGAGATCAAGGAGTCGGTTTAATAAAGCAGATTAAGCAACTAAAAGATGAATTAAAGGCCATTGACGCTCAAATGGGTAATTATCAAAGAAATGTAGGTAACTATACATCACATTGGAATGGATTAAACGCATCTGTCCAGCAAGTGGCCAGAGAGTTGCCTTCATTAGCAGTAGGATGGAATGCTTTCTTTCTTGCTATCTCTAATAACTTGCCTATAATGGCTGATGAAATAAAACGTGCAAGAGATGAGTTTAAGGCTTTGCAAGAATCCGGTCAGAAAGGGGTTCCCGTATGGAAACAACTAACTAAATCTATCCTTAATTGGCAAACAGCATTGGTAGTAGGTATTACATTGTTATCTGTGTATGGAAAGGATATAATGAATTGGATAGAAAACTTATTTAAAGCGAAAGAAGTCACAGGGGACTTGATTGACTATGAAAATAAATTGCTAATAGCTAGGCAAAAAGGAATTCAAGATATATCTAGAGAAACGACTAAGCTAGATCTTCTTTATAAAACAACTCAAGATACAAATAAACTTAGGAAGGAACGTCTTGCAGCAGCTAATGCGTTACAGAAGATGTATCCTGATTATTTAGGAAATATGAAGAAAGAAAGTATATTAGCTGGAGAGGCTAAAGAAGCGTATATGCAATTGAGAAAAGAGTTGGTGGCTTCTGCGATAGCACGTGCACAGTTAGATGAAATGACTAAAATTGCAGCCCAGAGATATAAGGCATGGGTTAAAGAAAGAAATGCTTATGTTTCATATTTAAGATCGGAAAACGAACTTAGCAAGAATAATAGTGATCTACAAAAAACAATAACATTAAATGCAAAAAAACAATGGGAAAATGCAAAAGATAGTTTGAGTGATTACGATAAAGCTCTTAAAGGTATGTCTGAGAGTATTGACGTAGACGCTTTGGTAAATGATTCCAATGACGCTAATAAAAAGGAGGCTGAGGAATATGCAAATTACATGAAGAACATAGAGAGTGAATTGACTAAAACCAGAATAGCTCTAATCGAGGATCGTAGAAAAGCAGAGATTGCCAGTGTAGAAAATACTTATAAAGAGAATATCAATAAAATAAAAGGATATTCAGCCAAAGAAAATCAGTTAAGATCCCAATATGAAGAAGAGAAAAATAAAAATATCAGAGATATTAATGAAAAATATGACTTGGAAAGGGAGGAGTATGAATCAGATTTAGAAAAGCGAAGCATTGAATTAAAACTGGATACTATTAAAAACAATTCGGAAAAAGAGCTTGAATATAAACTCGATTTATTACTAAGGATGAATGAAATCTTACGTGAAGAGGAAATCCGTGAAGCGGAAAGGAGAGGTGAAGATGTAGAATTGATTAATAAAAAATATGATGCAAGATTTTCATCTATAATTCAAGATAATATATCAGAGCGTTTAGGGTTGATAAAAAAAGGTACCGACAGGAAACTTGATATATTGGATACAAATTCCTTGAAGGAGATTAATGCTTTAAATAAACAATATAAACAAGGGGAAATAAACGAAAAGCAGTATAGGGATGGACTATATAAGATTACCAAAGAGTCTGGGGAAGCAAAGTTAAAGCTTTTATTGAAAGAAGCGGAGGCAGAACTGGCCTTATCTTCTGATCTCCCTCAAGAGAAGGTTGATGAGATTCAACGGAGAATAGATAAGATTAAGGCTCAGATTGGGGCCTTTGGTGATGACATGGATAATGATGAAAATAATCCGGGGAAAAGATGGGCGGATGATTTTAATAATGCTTTGGGAAATTTATCTTCATCTGCCAATAAATATTTGGGGGATTCTGCCAATATATTTAATGCTCTGGGCGATATCATAGGAGAAATTACCTCAAAAATGGATGATGCAGGAGACAGTGTACTTAATTTTTGGGGCAAACTCGATGACAAAGGCAAGTTATCCTTTGTGTTGTCTTCATTTGCAAAGATACAAGATGGAATTACTTCTATTATGACAGATATTTATGATGCCAGGATAAAACGTGTGGAAGAGGAACAGGAAGCTAATGAAGAAGCTGGCGAAAAAGAACTGGAGAGAATTGAAAAGTTGGAAAACTCTGGTGTCATCACTAAAGAAGAAGCTGAAGCAAGAAAAAGAGCGGCAGAACAAACTACTGCGAATAAGAATAAAGAACTGGAGAAAAAGAAAGAGGCTCTCCAGCAGAAACAGGCCAAATGGGAGAAGGCTAATGCGATCAGTCAATCTATCATAGCTACTGCACTGGCTGTTTCAAGGGCCCTCCCGAATATGGTTCTGGCTGCATTGGTTGGAGCATTGGGAGCTGCCCAGCTTGCGACTATTATTGCTCAGCCTATTCCCAAATATGCTAAGGGTACAGATAACCATCCCGGTGGGTTAGCTATTGTAGGAGATGGAGGTAAACATGAAGCTGTTGTAACTGACAGGGGAGCTTATATAACTCCTAATGTTCCTACTTTGATTGATTTGCCGCGTCGGGCAAAGGTTATTCCCGATGTAGATATAGAGAGGCGCAGTGATTTCCTGCCTCCTTTTGACAGGTTAGCTTTGTATCGCAGCATGAACTTGCGTTCAGACATAGGTGCTTTGATGAAGGATGCCGAGAGGATGGGTGAGCCTATTACTGTGAATGTGAATAATGATTATAGAAAGTTGGAGCGTGAGATGCAGTCGTTAAACCGTTCGTTTGAAAAGATGGCTAAATACCAGAAGAAGGCTGCAAAAGAAGCCGAGCTAAGAAATATATCAAATCGTATTTAATATGATATACACAGATCTTGATAGAATATCCCTCAGAAGATTCATAGATGTATTTTGTGGAAATTCGGACGCCGTGTGTGAAGGAGATTATAGTGAAGATGAAAAGCAGAAAGCGGCGTCCGGATTGGTTAATGAATATATGTCTATAGTTGGGAAGAAGGGAATATTGGCTGAAGTTTCTAAGAAGAATGAAATTATCAGCCTTGTGATGAAGATACAGTTGATGAACTGCTGCCGTTACCTTACTGAAGAGAAGGAGTGGTCTACGGTTTGTTTGATTCTTAATGATATAGGATATAGTCTTGATCCTAATGATCACAATAAGATATGCAGCAGGATTGAAGCTATTTTATCTAACAGTAGATTTCGGGTGGATAAGATCATGTCAGAACAATCCGACCTCCCTAAGTCGGCTATTATGGATAGGGATTACTTTGTGAGAGAAAGAGTGGCCGTAATGCAACATTTCAATATGCATATTGATCCGGATTCATTTTCCGCAAAGGAATATGCCTATATGGTAAAGAGGATGTGTGATGATGTTGATTTGCGTCTGAAATCATTAAAAAGAAAATAATATGTATTATAAATGTGAGTTGTTAGTTGATGGATACTCGTATCAGGTAACGGATAACCTGGTCAATTGGGATGACATAACCACTTCTTTTAAGAGGGGGGATTATGATGGAGTCGTAAGATCGTTCTCTACAAAGTTTGAATTTTCTAATGCTGCATATAATTTATTAAAACGCGTATTCCGGGATAAATATCTGCAAGCATCTGCGAGTGTGGTGTTTTACACAAGAAATAATAGCTGGTTATGGAATGAAAGATTCCGGTGTTCGTTAGATTTCTCCACATTTCAAGATGATGGGAATACCATATCTATCAGTGCTGTAGATGACAGCCTGGCCGCATTGATAAAAGCTAAAAAGGGAACACAGTATGAATATGCTGTGAGCGAACTTACAGAAGGCAAATACTTGTACTATGATGGTATAAAAATGAATCAGAATGTGAACTGGTTGGTTGCCGGGAATAGCATTGAGGATTCAACGGACGTATCGGTTGAGATACAGGCAGCATTAAAGTCCAAATACTTTCCGTTGGCTGTAAAATCAAGCGAGACCTCAATAGGCGGATATATAACCTATGGGGATACTTTTCAGCAGAACGTATCTGATGGTGGTAAAGACACTTTCCTTTTCAGGGCGGAAAGGAATATTACCTGCTTCTTAAGTGTCTCTATCTCGTTTAATGTTCCGGCAAATAAGGCATTGTCTATGACATTGGTAAAAATCGGAGCAGATGGGAATGAAACAGAGCTTACCAGAACTGTTATTAACGACGAACACCCTGAGACCATATTTATACTTTCATATATGAAAGATATAACATTGCTTGAAGGGGATTATTGTTTTATAAGATATGGTTCGGCATATAACATGACTTTGACTATCCGGGACCCTTATATTAGTCTAAATTGGGATGCAAGAATAATACCGGTTAACATTGATATAGTTACTCCTGTCAAGCTTCTAAACCGGCTTCTTCAAAGTATAAATGGAGGGCAGGAAGGAATTACAGGAGAGATCGTTTCAGGGGTAGACAAGAGATTGGATGAATGTATGATAATTCCTGCTGAGAGTGCAAGAGGTCTGAAAAAGGCAAAATTGTATTGTTCGTATACAAAGTTTGTTGATTGGATGCAGTCGGAGTTTGGCTTTGTTCCTGTGATAGGGGAAGACAAGGTTACATTTGTACATAGAAGTAGTCTGTTTTCAAAAAACATAGTAAAAGATTTCGGTGACAATATACGGTCGTTTGAATATAGCGTAAATTCTTCCTTGATTTATTCCCGGGTACGGGCCGGTTATGACAAGCAGGATTATGACAGTGTGAACGGACGTGATGAATTTCATTTCACAAATGAATATAGTACCGGAGTGACCTTGACTGATAATTCCCTTGAATTGATAAGCCCGTTTCGGGCTGACGCATACGGAATAGAGTTTTTGGTTCAGAAAAGGGGAGAGGATACTACGGATAGTGACAGCGACAATGACGTATTCTTTGTTAATGCAAGGCTTGCTTCAATAGATGGCGGATACCGTCTTATACGTAAGATAAATGGTGGTCCATCCATTTCCGGGGTAATAAGTCCCGATACAATGTTTAATGCTGTATACTCTCCACGTTATATGATAGAGGCTAACCGGAAGTTTATTGGTGCATTTACCAACACATTGGACTTTGCGTCTTCTGATGGTAACAGTGACGTTGTTATTGATGGAGTATCCGAGAAAACGGATATCCAGTTGACGGAAGGAGAGAGGCTGTTTACTGTTGGCGAGGTTTCAGTAGAGTCCGGAGATATGAAAGCTCCTGATGATCTCACAGGATTAATATCTATAGAGAAGGGAGGAGAAACATATCATGGGTATATTAAAGACGGTAAGTTTAATTACGGCCGTTCTGAAGCTGCTAAATATACTTTGATAGTAGAGAGTATAAAATAAGGTGAAATCGTTCATAATTACGTTTTTAATTCATATATTTGCTACGATAACACAGGTCAAGAGGCTTGTAACCCAAATTCGGACTAAAGGACTATGATTAAGATAGGTGATATATGCCCATTGTTCTTTTCGCCAGTTAAGGACAAATATGCAATCGATGTAGATTACATTCAGAGGTTTCATACAACTGATAAAATACTCCTGCAAATATTTGCGGATGACGGAGAAGTAGCTTCAGCCTCTCTTAACGATCTTATCAAAGGAACTTCTTCCAATATCCAATTCCAGACTTATGAGGTAAATGCATCTGTTATGATGTATTATGTCGTGTTTACTTCACTTCCGGATTCAGTCTATAGTATAACTTTTGAAAGGAAAGAATCTGAGCCATTTGAAGTATGTTCCGATTCCAATATCTTGGAAGAAACCGCATTGATTCGCTATTCACACAAAGATAATAATTCTGCTTTTGATAATATCTTCTGGATAGGAGATACTCAACAGGTATTCGAATGGAGAGTGGAAGCTGGGTTTAAGCCGGCAGGATATTCCGCAAAGATAGATAATGAACAATACCGCAATCAAAGACAAGAAATAGAAGAGTTATATGCTATTCCCTACGATTCGTATGTACTTACAATAGGAAACTCGTGTGGTGTCCCGTATTGGTTCGGAAGGCATCTTAACCGGATATTGTGTGTGTCTATGTTTGATGTGAATGGAGAAAGATATGTAAGGTCCGAGAATTCTGTTCCAGAGATAAGTCAGGTTATGGAAGACAGCCAAATGTTTTTCGTGACTATTGCATTGGAACCACAGGAAAATTCTATTGCCGGTGTTGGCGGTGCTCCTGAGCAGGCGAGCAGCGCATCTATTGTCGGTTTTGTCGTAAATAACCCGAAGGAGGGGGAAATGTTGAAATATAAAGAAAGCGAAGCGGCATTCATAAATACTTCACGAATTTGACATGAAAAAGAATATAAGCAAAATACAATGGTTTGGTTCAGAAATTGAAAACGGGAAAGCAAAAGCTCCCGTCATTTCTCCTGATTCTATGTCGCATTTGGAAGGGCTTAATCAAGGAGAATTTTATATCTGTAATGCAGACGAAGATCCAGCTATATTTATACGTACCAACAAGGATAATGTAGTAGCGTTTAAGCTTGCTGCGGATGTTGACATGGAGGCTTTGAAAAAGGTTTTTCTCCGGAAAGACCAAAACGACACCACCCCCTACAAACTGACCATCCGTGGTGGCATTGAAACCGGTTGGGACCAATCTCAGGCAGAGCCTACCGCTTCTCTCTCTGAGGATGGTATATTAAACGCTGCCGCAGCTATATTGAAAGAATACATCTCTTCTCCGAAGTTTGTTCCGGGATTCACAGGCGAAGGCTTTAAAATATATAAAGACGAGTATGGCAACTGGCATATAGAATGTGATATTCTAGATGTGAGGAAAGTTATGAATGTATTTGAGTTGCTTATACAGAAAGTACGTTCAATAAATGGTGCTCTTGTTATAAGCCAAGCGAACGGTAAAGTCAGTGCAGTTACTGAGACTTCTGATTTGCAATCTTGGATTCTTGAATTTGAGGATGAAGATGAAACATTCCAGGCGCACGACTTAGTGAGATGTCAAGTATTTGATAGAAGAATAATCCAGTCACCGGCTTTTGATTTTACAAAATTTACAGCCTATTTATATGATGGTTCAGCCATAGATGATAGCGTAAAGATAACGAACACAAGCATTGAGTTTAGCATGAATAATTCAGCAAATTCAGGCTTTCAACTTTACATGTATCCAGATGGACATGTAGCAGATGCTCCTATAACGACTAAAGAATGCAAATTAGAAATATCTGGTTTGTATGATGGTGCTATGGCTGTATGGAGTGGTTTATCAAAGGATGGAATCGGTTCTGATACTGTAGGAGGGCTTTTGACAAATGGCGAGAATGTAATTCGTGCCATCAATGTATCCGAAGAGATATACAACCTTGGTATAATGATTGTATTAGATTCCGGACATGGTAACGGAAAGGTTACTGTTACTCAAAAAATGGAGGATACATCATCTAAAAAAGGTAAATACTATTGGTGCGAAGTTGCGAGTGTAAATGGTAATCTCGTAACTATTCCTAAGTCTGAATTTGAGGGTATTACGCCAAGTGTCGGTGATGAAGTTGTACAGATGGGTAATACTGAGAATCCTCTTCGTCAGAGCTTGATATATATGTCGGCTGCCGAGGATGGCAAGCCTAAGATTGAGATATTAGGTGGAGTCAAGACTAAGTCATTTGCCGGAGCGTCTCGCTCTGTATTTGGGAATTTAGATCATATAACGGACCCGGATTTTCCGGATAATATGCAGCCGCACGATAATGGTGTATATACAAATAACGGTTATTTCAAAGGCATCTTCATCCTTCGCAACGGAAAGACCATCGAGCAGGAGTTTGAGTCAACCAACAAGGAAATAGACATCGCCAAAACCGATGCGAAAGCTGCTCAGGACAGATTAAACACTTGGGCTTCTGATGGCTTTATTTCACCAACTGAAAAGACCGCGTTAAAGCAGGAAATGGAGGCATTAAAGGCAGAAAGAGATTCTATTCTGGCTAATGCAACACGGTATGGCATTGATACCGTTGCTTATCGGAATGCTTTCAACGATTACTATCATGTACTTGAGACACATTCGGCAAGTGAGCCTGAAAATATACCGGTCAGCGCTTCATTCAAGACTCTTCAACAGGCTTATTATGACCAGCAGCGGACAATTATAGATGCGATAAACTCCGCTTCATATTCTTATGTTGGGGAAAAGGTTAAGATTGAGACTGATACGATTATGGAGGCTTTGCCCGGACAGATTACGTTGGCTGTGAAGGGTGAGGTGAGTAAGGTGAAGGTAGGGGGAACTAATCTATATAGTTATAAAACTTCCTCTCTTGATAATTTGGGAGGTAGTACTGTTACCGCAACCAGATCTGATGACATTCATGGATTCAGATTAGTAGGTGCGTCTTCAGGTAGAAATGCGATTCGTATTCCAGGCATAATCCCCCCCATTCCTGGTAAATATACTGTGTCAGGATGGATAAAAGGATCTCAAAGTACCACTCCCGGTATAACCATTGATGTATGCGATTCTGAAAGTATTCGTATAACCGCTACTGCTGACAATAATTGGAGTTATTTCAATCATACATTTAATGTAACCAATAACACAGAAGATCAGAAGGAAATATATAATTTTGTTGATATAGAGAATATTTCATGGGCTTATATATGGGTGAAAGATTTCAAAGTTGAATCAGGTGAACTTGCCACGGCCTGGAGCCCAGCCCCTGAAGATCTTAACTACATTGCCAAGACCTACACCGACTCAGAGATAAAAGTAACGAAAGGGTTAATTGAAAGCAAAGTCTCCCAAACCGACTTTGACGCTCTCGGACAGGTTGTATCCAATCAAGGTACTGAGATCTCTCAGACCAAGACGGATATTAACCTTGTATCAACGGTATCGGGCAATGCACGTTTGATTGCCCTTGCTATGAGTAAGGGGAAGATGTTGAATCGTGATCCGGAGTTTAGGAGCGGGATGAATGGCATTGGAATCTACAATAATAGTGGTAATGGTATGGTTGCAGTTGAAAGAGCAGCAGATATTAATTTGCCTAATCAATCCGGATATAAAATTAAAATTACGACGTCTGGGGCTGTAGTGCCGGGTTTAGGTGGGTTTACTTTTAGCACTGAAACACGCGCTAATGCTGTATTTATTACCCGGTTTATAGCATGGGTTCCTGTTGGATATAAAATTGAGTGGGCTTCAAATGCCATAGGTAACGGTGGTACATCGAAATGGCTTACTAACAATGTTGGCACTGGTGATTGGGAAGAATATGCGTGCTATGTCAAGTGTGGTTCAAGTGGTACATTCTCTTCTACTAACTACTTTTATTTAGCGGGAGGTGATGGCAGTTTACCCGTCACCTGGTACCTTGCCTTTGCCACAGTCTACGATGCCGGCTCTATTGATGACACTCCTACAAAGGATGAATTAAAAACTGGAATCACTATTAAGCCGGGTGCTATCAATATATTCGGGAAAGATATCAGTATTGCAGGCATGGTTACTTTTTCCGGCTTGTCGGCATCCGAGCAGCAAAATTTCAAGGGTAATACAGGACCACAAGGACCTCAGGGGCCTAAAGGAGATACCGGCGCTACAGGTCCTCAGGGATTGCAAGGACCCGCCGGTGCTAAAGGTCCGCAAGGAGATAGAGGTCCGCAAGGGCTTCCAGGGCCACAGGGTCCTCAGGGTGCAACTGGTCCACAAGGACCGCAAGGTCTATTGGATGAAACAGCTATGCTTTCTTTGAAAAATAGCATTGCCTCCAATATTGGGTATTCTTCCTGGCAGGATATGGTAAACCATGCTTCATCAGAACCTCGAGAGACAATAGTCGTTGGGGGATATATAAATACAGTTCTGATTGATGCTACTGCAATCGTTACCAATGCCTTAGCGGCTGGTCGAATTACAACAGGAAATATCACCGTGACTGACGGTGCCTATCTTGGCGGCTGGGAGATTAAAAACAACGCCATATATTCCCGTAACATAGCAGACGCTAAGATACAGCTTGAAATCAACGGCTATCGCTTCTTGCGTATAAATCAGTATGGAGGTGCAGCTACAGTAGGAAGTTACCCATTGATGGAGATTCGTAATGACAACCAAGACTGCCTCTCTCTGTCTACATACGGACAAGGAGGAAAGGCTTTGAGAATCATCGCAAACTCTGAGGGTGGACATGCAATACAGAGTCATGGATCTCATCTGTTTGGCCAACGTAATTCTGAGTCATGGAACGCTCCTGGTATTCTTTGCGGTGTTTATGTGTATGCTGGTGGTACTGGTAACCAATTTTGGGGAAATGGTTGTACAGTTGGTACAGTAAGTAATATATCAACCGGAAGGTACCGTATCTATCATAATTTAGGTCACACAAAATATTCGGCGATTATACAGGCCTCAGATGACAATGGATGGTGTTTTGGCATGGTAAAGAGTATTACTAGCACTTACCTTGAAGTGCATTTGGTCGATGCTAACCAAGGAGATAGAAACGTAAATTTCTACTTGTATTTAGTAGGTCGTAATGTCTGGTAAGTAAAGAGATAATTATTAAATCAAAATATATAGAGTATGAAAATAGATTTTAGAAAGATCGTGGTTTACGATATCGAAGGAAGCGTCTTGATGAAAGAGGTTGAAAAGAAAGACTCTGAGGGCAACATTGTCGGGACGGAGAGAGTGATTGATTACAGAGACGTAAGCAAGGACTTAGGTAATGCTATTTATTTCAATGCGCGTGATATCCAGGAACAGGATTTAGGCCGGAAAATATATTTTGAAGGTGAAGTTGAAGTAGATGAATCTAACGTTGATTTGATTAGAGGATTATCAGATCAGATTTTCTTTGCTTATATAAAGTTTCCCCTCTTCAAATTGCTGGATTCAGCTTTGAATCAAAACAAAGAATAAACTTATTATAAACTTAAAATTAAAATGTTATGAACGAAGAGATTAAAATTGTAGCTACTGGTACAACAGAAGTAAATAGCTTTGAAGGAACTTCTTTAAGTATTCCAACCGTTAAATATTCGATCAGATATACTTCAATCAATGGTAACAAACAGTCGATATTTGTCGGTGTAACCGATAATGCAACAGAAACGGTACCGAACGCCGACGGAGATGGCACACATGAAGAGATTAGAGAGATGCAGTTGGGAGAGGTCAGATTTGATCCTGTTCCAACTCCGAAGATAACTACTGCTAGTTTTATCTATACGAATAACTTTGAATGTTATATGTCTGATATCCGTAAGATCATTGACCAGATCACCGGCGATAAGTCATAGTATAAAAAAGCCCACCTCACCTTCACAGGCAAGATAGGCTCACGCATTTATCTAGTTTTAATCTAATTATGTAATCTGATTACAAATGTAGTATTATTATTTAAAAAGACAAATATGCAAGACAAATCAATACATCAATTCTCTTCTGGTTTGTTTGCTCCTGTAGCCGGAAGTTTCGTAATGGAAGCTATAGAGCACATGATCCCATGGTTGATCACTATGTTCTTTGTGATACTGTGTGATTTGGCTACGGGATGCAGGAAGAGCTTGTTGATGGGTGAGCGCGTGAGGTTTAGTAGGGCTTGGCGGGCTACAATGGGTAAGATGGTTACCTATTTTAGCTTTGTAATCATGGTGGTGATGATAAACGAGGCCAGTGGTGGAAGATATAACATTGATATATTTGCTTGCTTATCTGTCTGCTTTATCGAAGGTTGCTCTATCATATCGAATATTCTTAAGCCCAAGGGCTATGATTTTAATCTGATAGTAGCTATTGGGTTATTTGCTAAAAAGGTATTCAAGATAGAGAAAGAAGATTTAAAAGAGGTGATAACTAAAAAGGAGGAGGACAAGAAATGAATTTAAATTTAGTATATCTAATTCCCTTTATGCTTTATGTCATATTCTTTGCATTTACGAATGATAAAACCGATAATGGCAATAGGGGTATAAGTAATAGCAGAGGACCTAAGAAAGGTTGATAAAGCATATTCGTGTCCAAGTGTATAGTTTTCCGGTGAACGTATAAGGTAAAAAGATGCAGCTAACATTGGACATATGAGTATTAGGATTTCAAGTTTATATCTACGTTTTGCTAATACAGAACATAAGCAGAGCATTGCAAATGAATAGTATATAGATAAAATGGAAGCCGTAGCAGAAAATATAATCTGCAAATAGATATCTAAATTATTGAATTGCGGAATATATAAATATAGTATAGTGAAAATCAATGGAAGCTGTATGCAAAAGCCGGTAAAAACATTTTTCTGTTCTGTATTATAGCTTTTAATTAGTTCAGATATATCCATAAAAATCTAATTTTTTCGCAAAGTTAATATTAAATAAATAAAGAGGAAAAGAAAATAAGGAGGAAAGAGTATGAAAGTTCTAATTGACAATGGACATGGCGAGAATACACCGGGAAAGTGTTCACCGGACGGAAGGTTGCGTGAGTGGGCTTATTCCAGAGAGATAGCGGATATGGTCGTTTTCGGGCTGAGAAAGCATGGTGTTGACGCGGAACGCATTGTGAAGGAGGACGTGGATGTTCCATTGTCTGAGCGTTGCAAACGTGCTAATAATATTTATCGCGATTCTCAAAAGAACGCTATTCTGGTATCCATTCATTGCAATGCGGCCGGTAACGGGACAAGTTGGATGAATGCCCGGGGATGGGGTGTATATGTCAGTGATAATGCTTCTTTTAATAGCAAAAGGCTGGCTTCTTCCCTGGCACAAGCAGCAATAAGTAAATGTGTGACAGTACGCAAACAGACTTCGGATGTGGACTATTGGGTGCAGAACTTGGCTATTTGCCGGGATACGAACTGCCCTGCTGTATTGACAGAGAACTTCTTCCAGGACAACAAGGAAGACGTGGAGTTCTTATTGTCGGCTGAGGGCAAGCGGACTGTGGCAAATATTCACATAGAAGGTATTATTAACTATTTAAATTCAAAGTAACATGGCTCTAATAGATTTAACTTTCAGCAAACAGGGTGAAGCTTATGTATGTGACCCTGTGCAAGTTCAATCGGATGCAGGTCTTCATCTTGAATTTGCAAGTGAAGATAAGAATAACGGTGTCGCTCTGTTTCAAAGCATGACGAATGGGAATTACGTCCCTTTCGGACAATACAACTATGTGGGTAGCACAATAGATGTTGCTATTACAGGAGTGATCCCGGGCATGTATATCAAAGTGCAGTCTATCTCACAGCCTACTTTGGCTAAAATTCTTGTATCGGAATGAAAGTTTCAATCAATCAGGTAAAGATTAACCGCGTTGGCATTAACACGGCTCAGGTTAGGGGAATACGTCTTGGATCAGCTTCAAAGGGAGGGCAAACTTCTCCTTTTCACCCTTCCCTTGTGGATTATTGGAACTTTAAAGGTAAGAGCAATTTTGATAAAGATAGGAATACTATCGAGGGAATAAAAGGTGAAATATTGACTGCGTATAACTTCGGTTGGAGCTTAGGCAGTGGTTATGGGTTATTTAAGGAGAATTACCTAACTTATAATAAAGCGCAGAATGTATTCGTAACGGATGATCATTCTGTTACGATAATGAACTTTGTTCCGGCCAATAATTGGATACTTTCAAAATACGGGAATAGTCAATTAAATGCTACAAGAATAAGAGTGACAGGACTTACAGCCAATAACCAACTTGCTTATGGGTATTCACCTACTAATGATGGAGCAAGAGTCTTAATGGCAATTCCCTCAGATGGAGAATATGATTTACCTAAGAGTGTAGTTAATACTCAAACTTATAGTGTTGGTTTCATTGTACAGAACGCCTTATCTCAAAATGTAACTATACAGCAAATTCCAGAATATGAAGGAGCAATTGTAACAGATGGTATAGATGATTATCTGAAACTTGATAAAGTAGGGTATAAGGTGGGTACTATAATTATAAAATTTAAACCTATTAATATAAAACCCAATATTGTTAATTCTATATTAAATATTCATACAGATGAAGTAGCTTTACAATATGATACTTCTGGTGTACTTAACAACAATTTTACAACATATAAAATTTATGGAGAATATAGTGTTGGAACATTTAATATAGATAAAAACGCTGCAACTCCTCTTACATTAGGTTGTAAATTAAGTAATTCAGGTCGTCCAATGGAATATAGTAATGTAGCTATATATTCTGTTGCCATATATCAAAATGTTCTCACCGCTGAAGAAATTCAGAAAGAAATCAACGTCATGGAATATGGTACTCCAAATCCAGTGTTCGCATTGAACTTTGATAATTTCGCCTATAAAGCCGTTGATTATCCTGAATTTGCTACTGGCAAAGTTACAACAAATAAAATTGTTGTAGATAGTACAACCGAATCATTTACTGGGGCTATTGCATTAGCTAAAGACCCAGAAGCTACAACTGGTGATCCTATTGAAGTATCGGCTTATAAATTAAAAGTTACTGGGATTGATGCTTATAATAATCCTGATGGAATTTGGGGAATAGCATTAATGCCAGCTAAAATTAATGATGAAAATACAGGTAATTGGGACTCTCCTATTCCAATATATAAAGATGGTGTCTATGATATACCTGCTATATTAAAAAAAGATCGTGTATATAATATGGGAATAGTATCTCAAATAGTCATCAATAAGCCTATTGAGATAGAAATCCTCTATGATAAGAATATCACAAAGAGTTTCCCTGAGACTAAACAAATATTCCCTTAAAGTTAATAAGAAAGTTATGAAATACGTAATTGTAACAGTTGAATGGTGCCTGAATCACGGTGTTGTGGTACCGGCACAAGCAAGAAGATCAGTCAACGGTTTGAAAGTCATCTTGCATGAAGATTATATCGATCCCGTCTTGAGAGAAGAGGATGCCATGACCTCGTATCGGCATGATTCGTCCGAACTAAGAAGTATCTTGAGTGGTCCTGAGTGGACGGTTCCGCAAGAGGGGGTATTATGAAACGGTTGACATGTATCGTCTTGCTAGTGTCGGCAATGTGTTTCACCGGATGTAGGACTACTCAATACGTACCGGTTGAAACCATTAAGACCGAGTATAAGACCCGTGACAGTATCCGTATTGACAGCGTGTACCGCCGTGACAGCATTTATGTAATAGACAGGGGTGATACAGTGTACACATACAAGGATCGGTATCTATATAAGTATTTATATCTTAATCGTATTGATACTGTGATTAAGACGGACAGTATTCAGATACCTTATCCGGTTGAAAAGGCGTTGACCAGATGGCAGAAGGCAAAGATAGAACTTGGCGGATGGGCATTTGGCGGCTTGATATGTATCGCTCTTATTTTATTGTATATCTGCATTAAAAGGAAAGGAGGATAATATGAAATAATATTCTGATTTGCCGGTGGTAGAAGGCCGGCATAGGAAACACCATTAACAAACGCATTCTTTAGGGGCAAAGAAGTAAAAGAAAGCCTCACTACCCGTCATACGACTACCAATCAGAAACGGGCAAACATCGTCGGAACACTGTTAGGAGGCTTTCAAAGTTAAATAACAGTGCCTTCGATGTTTTGTTTTATAATCTAATATGTTCTTTAGCATGAAAATTGTTGATATGTATCAGAAGGTAGTAGCGGTAGTCTGTCAGACGACGGGAATAGACGAATATTCAATGTTTCATAGTAACAAAGAGGTCTGTGTTGATGCCCGATCAATACTTGTAAATGTACTCACAGAAAGGGGAATAACAGAAGGAGAAATATCATACCTTACCGGGCTAACTCAACAGTGCGTTAATAAACTCAAGAATAACTTTTCTATCCGCACCCGTAAATGGAGTGTCACAACAAATCTACAATCAGTTTACAACGAGCTTACAACGATATAATTTAAGTACAACGGATTTATCGTGTTCTTTGTGATGCGGTTAATATTGACCGTGTTATAATTGTATAATTAAATATGAGTGAAACAAAGACTTACGTATTCCCGGAAAGCGGGAGTGGTGGAGGAGGCAGTATGCTTGGTATGCTTGCCCCCTTATTGCAGAAAAACGGTCTTGACCCCAATTTGTTGCTTGCAATGAATAATCGTGGCGGTATGTTTGGTGGTGATGGCTCTTCTTTCCTTTGGATAATCTTCCTGTTCTTCCTGTTCCCATTGTTTGGACGCAATGGCTGGGGAAATAATGGAGATGGCGGAAACGGTGGCGGATTTGCTGGAGCCGGTATCCCTAACTTAATTAACAACGATGCAGGAAGGGAGTTACTTATGAGTGCAATTCAGGGGAACGGACAGGCAATCAACAATCTGGCTACTAATTTAAACTGTTCAATCGGTCAGGTTCAGAATGCTATCAATGGGGTGATGTCACAGGTGCAACAGGTAGGAAATCAGGTTGGTCAAAGCTCAATGCAGATTATCAATGCTATCCAGCAGGGTAACTGTCAGATCGCTCAACAGATTGCTTCATGCTGCTGCGAAAACCGTCTGGCGATCTGTCAGCAAACGAACACATTGCAAAATGCCATTAACGGTATTGCAACTGGTCAGGAAAGAGGCTTTGCTTCTGTTGCATATGAAACCCAACGTCAGACTTGTGATCTGCAAAATTCCATCAAGGATAGCACGCAACAGATTCTTGCCGGCCAGCGTGCGGCTGAAATGCGCGAAATGCAGAACAAGATTGATAAACTTCGTGAGGAGAATAGCACATTTAAAAGTTCTGCAATGACCTCTCAGATCGTCGGACAGGCAACGGCTCCTCTTGGTGCAGCTTTAAATGATTTGAGTGCTCGTCTTGCAAAAATCGAGTGTAACCAGCCGGAAGTAGCAAAGGTGCCTTATAGTCCGGTTGTTGGAATTCCTTCTTGCGTTGCAGCTCAGTATGGTCTTTACAATGGTATTGGAGCATGGGGCAATTTTAATGGTTGGGGATAAAAGGAAGGAGGCATTATATGGCATTCATTAGTCCTTTTATCATGGCAAATAAGAATGGTATTCCAAGATTGGAAAGTACAGGTGTTACCGTAGGTACTACCAACGTACGTTTCTCTTTTCGGAATCATCCGTTCCTTTCTGCTCCATTTAGTGGATTGATTCTGTTCCGTTTGGCACAGCCGATCCCTTCCGGTACTACCGGTACATTGCCGGTAGTTTTTGATACCAACGGTGCTACTCAAGCACTGACTACGATTGCCGGCGCAGATGTTACTGCTTCGGATATTACCGGTACCGGAATTTATCTGTGCTACTACGAATCAGGTAGCAACACATTGCAAATTCTTACCGGAGTAGTTTAAAACAATGGGCGGGAGTAATCCCGCTCCTTAAAGAGTTTATTGATTATGCCTTTTCAGAATCTAAGAGTAAATAGTGAGTTTTTCATTTTGCATAGGGATGGTACTCCATATATAGAGGTCGGCTCCGTTTCCGGAGTATCTAATCCTGTTCCTGAGTTTATGCAGCAACCCCTTCCTTATGGACAACCTCCTAAGATGGTGGTTGATATAACTATCAAGGTAGGTGAACAGACTGTTACCTTTCAAAAAATACCTGCCATGTCTGATATTGCTGATGCAAATTTTCCAGGTGGAGGTAATATGGTAATATCCGGTTCAAGAGAATCTATGAATGCGGAAGTGGCGGCTATGCGAAATCGTTCTTCTGAGATATTAGGAAGTGTCGAGCATCATAAGTCTGTGATGGAATCATGTGATAAAATGCTCCAGGTACTTAATCCCGAATTTGCAGAAAGACAGAAGCAGGAAGCGGAGAACAAAGCGCTTCGGCAAGAACTTAGCGAATTGAAAGCTATGATGGCTGATTTCTTTAAGTCCTCTGAGAAGGCTGCAAGTGGTAACAATTCTAAAAAACAATAAGTATGATGATGATTGAAATTTCCGAAAGCAAGGTCGAGAAAATGTCCGACTACGCTGAAAAGATGCTTCGCTACGGTGGTAAGCTCATGCAATGCATAGAAGAGCTTTCCGAGGGTGAGGGCATGGGTGAACGCTGGGATGAAGATCGTAGATATGATGACGATCGCTATTTTGACGAAGAAACCATGGGTGAACGCGGTGGTTATGGCCGAGGTGGTAATTCTAATCGTGGTGGTATGGGTGAAAGACGCGGTGTACGGGGTACCGGACGCTATTCACGCTATCGCTAATGTTTAATTAGGGAGTAGTTTATCTGCTCCCTATAACCTTATTAAGTCATGAAAAGAGAACCTCTGGATATAAGAGATAGAAGACCGGAAGAAATGGAAGTATATCTTTCGCATTTTGGATGGCATTTCAACAAGAAAATGTGTGAATTTGCTGTTTCTTTAATGGAATGGAAGGGTCAGAACGGAGAAAAAGAAAAACTGCCTGCGATGTCTAAGGACGAGGTGGACGCACTGTTAACTAAATACGGTGTAACTCTTAAAAATAAGATCGGTTATGACTACGTATATGTAGCTAATATGTGCAAAGCCGATTTTCTTAAATCATCTGTTCCGAACGAACAGTATCAAGCATTGTATGTAAAAGACACGATTGATGATCCTGACGCACCTGATGGAACAACGATGCGAAGATGGTATGTTACAATGATTGCGGCTGGAATACCTATAGAGTGGGACGAAATGCTTTGATAAATGATAAGGCAACGGTTTATACTATCCAAATATGACTGGAACTGCATGGTGTATTACGCAGTAGATACGTATTACACGGAAGAAATATTGGATTATATGCACTCTATCGGCTGCGACGGTAATATGCTCCGTACTGCGTACGATAACATAAACTCCGGCAACCTGAATACCGGAGTTACTTACTCTAATTTCGGCACCCGGGAAACAGTAATGGTTATTGCCCTTACTTCGTCCCCAAAGGAGTTTGCTAAATCATGGAGGCACGAATGTGGACACATGGCTACCCATATATGTCAGGCCATCGGCATAGATCCGTACGGTGAAGAAATACAGTATATCGGTGATGATATTGTTGAAAAGACGTGGGAATATGCAAAGTCATTATTATGTGAGTGTGATTGCTGTAAAAACAAGGTCAAACATTTAATACGTTAATTCATGAAAAATAAAGAAATTAAGAAAGCATTGAAGAGCGATACTCCTATTAATAGTATGTATGCTCTTATTCCGGGTGGCAGGATGGGCGCTTTCAAAAAGTTTGCTGCCCGTTTTGGTTTTACTGAAGAACGGATAAAATCAGTTCTTGACAATGAAAAACGATAAGCTGGACATATTGTTGGAACAAGTCGATGATCGGTACCATTCCGATTTTTGTAGACTTCTGTTGGTTATGTTATGGAACGTTTAGAAGAAATCTTTGACCGTATTATATCTACATTGATCGATATCGTCGATTCTGACATTCCGTATTGCGCTTTCTGTGCGATATTGGCGAGGGTGTATTGGATGTTGTGAAAATGTTCTATTTTTCATGTGGTAAAATTATAATCCCCGTAATTTTTCTGACTAATTACTTGATTTTAGTTCTGTTTTTCATCTTATGAGATAAAATAGGCCTTTTTGATTATTCTCAATGTATATTTGACATTTCTGAAATTATTTATATTTTTGTAATGGCGATACAGTTTGAGGAAACGCATGAAAATATTAAGTATTTCCATAGAGTTGGGAATATGTAAACAGTGCCGAAAGATCCTCAAGCGTTCGGTACTGTTTTTTTATATTCCCATGTGTGAAGGGGCACATTACGAAAATTGTATGAATGATATTCAGATTTTCAAAAATGAGCAATTTGGCGAAGTCCGAATTGTAATGAACGAAAGTAATGATCCTTTGTTTTGTGCAAAGGATGTAGCGACTGCATTGGGCTATTCTGATACAGCTGATGCAATACAAAGGCATTGCAAATCAGGCAAAAAGGTGTTTCACCCACATGGCAATGGAATTGGTGGTACTAATATGGTATATATTCCAGAAAAGGATGTATATCGGCTTATAATGAGAAGTAACCTCCCTAATGCTGAACAGTTTCAAGACTGGGTGTGTGATGAGGTATTACCTTCAATACGTAAGCATGGTATCTTTGCGACCTCTGACTTTATAGAAGAGGCCCTAAATAATCCTGATGCCATGATAGCGGCTCTCACGAAATTGAAACAAGAACGGTCAGCACGCATTGAAGCAGAGAAGCAGGTAGCTGTTCTTACTCATGTAAATAAAACCTATACATGTACGGAAGTTGCCAAAGAATTGGGACTTAAATCGGCAATTGAACTTAATAACCGTTTAAAGGAACTTGGTGTGCAATACAAAGTTAATCAGACGTGGGTGCCATATACTAAATACGCTACTCTTGGCTGGTTTGATATAAAGCAAGAGGTTGCTGACAATGGCCATATTATCTACCATAGAAAGATTACCGGAATAGGGAGACAAGGTATCATCAATCTTATTAATCCTTAGTTCTTCAAAATATTGGCAGCTGTTGACACACTGTTTCAACATATTGTTTTTTCTTTGTTCGTAAGTCTTTGTATAATAGAATGTTATTGTTAATTATCTTACTCCCAAACAGGGAGAAGGCAGCAGCACTTCGAATGTGCAGCAGAGCTTGTCGGCAAATATGAAAGTGAAAGTGAAGATGCGTCAGGCAGATATGCCTGCGGGGTTGTCTAATCTGTTACATCTGACGGCGAGCAATATGCAAGTAGAAGAAACTGAAGCTGAAGAAATAACGGAAGGAGGAAATAAATGAATAATGTAGCCGAACATGCCCGTGAACAGAAAGCCGGGATGAAGTGCCCGCAATGCGGAGCATTTATTGAGACATCGATCTTTGAATTATTGACATCCAATGCCTTGCAGTGTCCATCCTGTCACTTGCGTTTGAACATAGACCGCATGAAGTCGAAAGCAGCTTTTGACGCATTGCGGAAAGTTCAGAATGCGCAGGAGAATTTGGAGAGAAAAAGCAAGTTCAACGGTTAAACGGACGAGGCATGAAATTGACTTTTTTCAAGCGGATGGGGGAGAAGATCCGCCATCCGTTCCGAAAGGAAATTCCGAAAACAATTCCCGTTGTAGAAACTGCCCCTCAGCCGGTAGCGGATAATGCAACCGAAGCAACGGCAGAAGAATCTTCCGTCATAAGATCGGCAGATCAATGTGGGGAACAGGCACGTTATTTTTTACTAAGAAATAACAAGCCGGTTGGTAAACCTTTCAGTTATTATCATCCCGAGATACGGATCGTTCATGTCGGTAGTTTTGTAAATGCCTTTTTATTTTTCTTGCGTATGTGCGATCAGCGTCTGTTGACCTATCGCCAGACTGGAGAATATCTGCATTGTACAGCCGTTTTTCCGGATGAAAGCGGTAATTTGTATTTCACGAATAAAGTGACTTGCCGTAACAAGGAAAATACTGTTGCGGTCCTGAAAATTGATTATGTTGGCCTTAAGCCAAAAATCACTGAAATTAGATTTGAATTAAATATTAAAAAATGAAAGAGTATGAATCCTATATTGAATAAAATGGGCGCAAATGCCAATGAACAGAAAAAACTCTTGATGGAGTGTGTGTCAATGCTTGAAAAGTATGTGAACAGATTTCCGGCAGAAAAGGGATGTGCTTCATTCTCCGGAGAAGATATGAAGCTGTGGAAGGAAGTTTATTTTCCGAAACTTGTTCAGACGGATATTTTGTTGGACGGTAAATTTTTCTGTGGCACGTCGTCTGGTAATAGTGGTATTGGTACAGACGGTTATTTTACCGGTTATGAATTTTTCCAGTTTATTTATCGTGCCTACAAGGCGCTTTATGAACTGGAAAAGGCTTCACAAATGAGATGATAAATAAAAAATAATTGGAATATGAAGACTATTAAATTAGGTTATGAAGGTGAAGAAGCTCTCTTGCTGTGTCGGGAGTTGAAACGCAATGGTTATTCAGTAAAGGAAAGCCGGACTTTTACACAAGAAATGAAAGAGGCAGTTATTGATTTTCAACAGAAAAACAAGTTGGATGCTGATGGAATCGTGGGATATCGCACTTGGGAAGTTCTGTTCTTTACAGGGCATCCCATTACCGAACGTTTGACTGAAGAAGATTTTATTCTTGTGGCCCGGTTGCTCGATGTGGAAGTGGCTGCTTTAAAAGCGGTACAGCAAGTAGAAACAGGAGGGAGAGGAGGATTTTTTGCTCCCGGTAAGCCCGCCATCCTTTTCGAAGGTCATATTTTCTGGAATCAATTGAAAAAGCGGAATATCAATCCTGAATCGCATGTGAAGGGGAATGAAAACATTCTCTATCCCAAATGGGAGAAGGGACATTATAAAGGCGGTATGGGTGAATACGATCGTTTGGAACAAGCCCGTAAGATCAATCATGAAGCAGCGGATGCTTCTGCCAGTTGGGGGATGTTCCAGATTATGGGTTTCAACTATGCAGCCTGTGGAGAGAAGAGTGTCGACAGCTTTGTAAAAGCTATGTGTATGAGTGAATGTCGACAATTGGTGCTGTCCGCCCGCTTTATCAAACAATCCGGAATGCTTTCCGCTTTGCAAGCCAAAGACTGGGCAGAGTTTGCCAAACGTTATAATGGTCCTGCTTATGAGCAGAATCAATATGATAAAAAATTAGCAGCGGCTTACCAGAAATTTTCGTAGGACAATTATAACCTTTGAACCATCTCAATAAAATTTGAATTAAAAGAGAACTGTGGATTAAAAAAGAGTGGTGAACAAACTGTGAAGCTTGTTCACCACTCGCTATTATCATC